CGACCAAAGGAAGTCTCAACTTGAAAAGATTGAAGGCTGGATGGGATGAAGAGTACCTCTCAAAACTTTTGGAGGGCAGCGCAATTTAATGCGTCTGCCCTGCGATGGTAAACATTTATGGTTTATTCCATAAACAGAAGAAAGATGGCTCTTTCTGCGAAAAGTGGAACCAGGTAAATATCCTACCCGAGTATTGCCCTTTCTGCGGAAAGAAATATGTGGAGGATAAGAAAGAAGAAATCAAACAGGAAGAAAAGGAGATATAGCGTATGTTATACGAAGCTAAACAAGGATCAAAAGCTTGCGAATACATTAAAGGTATTCTCGAAGCTGAAGAAAAAGAGTATCAGGCCTACATGAAAAGAGTAGATGAAGCCGTTGGCTTCAAGTTTGAGAAGTGGCAAGGTTATCAGCCTAACCGCAGTCTGCTGCGAGAGTATGATATAACCGCTATCTGGGTGCCGACTGCGCAATATGAAAAGCTGGATAAGAAGTTATGGCGAGAGGTAGGTACCCAGTTGTTTGATGATGGCCGTTACGTTGGCATTGCGCCTAACAAGCGGTGCAAGCAGGGTAAGGCTATCGCCGCCGTACTTGCCTCCTATAAAGCTGTAACCAATCATTTCAAGATATTGAAGGAGTTGGGCATAGGGGGTTCTCAAGGTAACTCTATCCCTATCACTCAGCTTCTCCGCTGCAATGACCGTTACTTTGCCTTCTTCGATGATAGCATTCGAGCTGAGAAGTGCAACTCTGATTTCACGGAAATCACGATTGGCGAATATGAGGACCTTATTAATAGTAGCAAAGAGGGGTAGCGTATGAAGATAAATGTAGAACAGGTGAAGGAGAAGATTGCGGGCTTTATCTTTGACCTTATCATAGAATCAGGTAGTAAGTCTAAGTTCTTTCGTAAGTATACCAACCATCGCTTCCGTAAGCAGTACGAACGATTGACGGGTAATGCCGCTTATAGGATGTATAAACGCAACAGCGATTTGGAAAGAGAGATTACCAAGCTGCGTGAAGAAATTAATACTTTGAAGTGTAGGCTTCGGGGGGCTTATAATAAGATAAAAGTCGTAGCTACAGAGTACCCTAAAAACATCCCGTGTCCTCACGGAGAAAAAGATGAGAGTAACCATGACCCTGTCAGAACAGATTCCGTTGAATGCTGGTGCTGCCCAGGTTTCGTAGACAGAATACCCGAAGACGGTACCATCATCTGCTGGAATAAGAACTTTGAACAGAGTGAGGATTTAGAAAATAAAGAAAAATAGCGTATGGAAACAGAAGAATATGTAAGCGCCATTAAGAACATGCAGGCATTCAGCGACCTAGTGGGAAGCATTTACCCCGACCAATATAAGTTCGTATGCCAGCAGCATGACATCCCGGAGCGCGAAGCGATGGATATGTATGGCTACCTTCGCAAGATAGCTTGCGGACAGTATTGGTGCGTCGATAATAAACCAGACGGTTATTTCTACACCATGGTAAGCATGGCGAAGGAAGCCCGCAAACTGCACGCATTGAACAGCATCATCAAGACGTTTCCTGCCAACGACGGGGACAGGAAGCAGAATATCCTCGCAATCTTTCTTAAGAATGGCGAGTGGTTCCAGCAGGAGTTTGACCTGCAATGGCAGGCTACGTTTATCGAGATAGCCGAAATGATAAAAAACGGCTATGAATTGATGACTATTGCCCGTCAGGTAGATAGCGTCGATGCCAAGGACTATGTAGGCAAGAACAATGGTAAGAAATCGAATATTCCTATCTACGATGGCGATGTAATGCTTTGCTACGTTAGTAAGCCGGAATGGTGGAGTTCTGATTGCAAGAATAGCGGTCTGTATCTATGCGAGGATGGTGTTTACTATCGTCTCATTTATACACCAGGTAAAGGTTATATCAGACACGGTAAGCCTGATACTGACGAAGATTTCGAGTTGGATATCGAAGAGAACACCTTCAGCAGCTATGTGATGACTCTCAGCCAGAAGTGGTATAAGCTGGGTAATATCCACGCTGGCATCGGATTTTTGATAGAAAAGCCAGAAGATAAAAAAGAATAGCGTATGATAAAGCAAGAATTACTGGAGTCTCGTGCTTTTCAAAAAGCGGGAGACGATGCAAAGTTCTTTTTTTTGCCGATTCCTTATCGAGGATCCAAACTTTTTCGTAGCCGTCTTTCAACTCCGCTAACCGTCTCTCACGAAAATGGTCTTATTCATTTTGGCAGGCGAGGAAATCCGATAACGAAAAAAGATTTGCTCTCGAATGAAAACTTTTTGAAGGCAGAAGACTGGTACACCCTTTCTGTTATATATGCCGGCTGGTACTATCCAACTGGAGATTGTTATGTAAGACTTAAAAGAAACGGCGATATAGAGATTAAGGAAGTAAGAAGAAGGTCTGTAAAGGTAGTGTCTGAATAATAAAATGTAAAAGTTTAAAAATGTAGCGTATGACAAAACAAGAATTGTTATCTAGTCCTGCCTTTCAGAAGGCGAGTGACGATGCTTTTATCTATCTAGTTGCATGGATCGATGACGGCCCATGGATAAGACATATTTCAGCTCCTAAGAAGGAAGATCAACCCCAGGACTGCATTTGTTTTCGCTCATTCGAACCAGCGATTAGTAAAATACGCCTGTTAACAAATCCTTCTTTTCGTCATTCTAGGGGAGATAAGGTTTTAACCATTCAATACTTGTATGGTTGGCATAAAACAGAAAGGTGTGATGTTGATATTGACTCAGACGGCGATATTATTATTAGTGAAAAAATAAAAGAAGAAGATTATGCAAAATAAAGAAGAAACTCCTGTAAAAGGAGCATTGATTTATCAGCCGCAGGGTGCGGCCGGTAAATACGCTAAGTGGGCAATCAATTTATACCATGGTTGCTCTAACGGCTGCACATATTGTTATAACCGCAGAGGAGTGTTGAGTCACGTCTTCGGCGATAAGCCGGAACTGGCGGCACCTATCATCAGACAGCGAGATAAGCTGCTCAATGAATATCTGAAGAAAAACAATATGACTGCCCATGATGCTATTAAGAAAGGTGTTGTAGACCATGAAAGTCTTGTGGCTGCCCGTGATATTATTTCGAAGGATTTAGAGAAGATAGGAATAGATAAAATACGTCAGGATGGTGGCATCTTTTTCTCTTTCACTTGCGACCCATTCGATATAGAGGCAGATATGTTTATCCTGCAGCAGGTAGTTTTACATTTGCTATTTGATCGCATTCCAGTCACGATATTGACAAAAAACGTGCATTGGATGCAGACGGGCTTATGGAAGAGTACACTTCGAGACCTTACAACAGATTATAAGGATATAGCCCGCCACCTCACCATCGGTTTTACTATTACTGGTAAAGATAAGTTGGAGCCTGGTGCTCCTTCTACCGAGGAACGTATCGAAGCTTTGCGTGAACTGCACGACAAATACGTGGTTAAGAACTTCGTATCTTTAGAGCCGATAATAAGTATTCATACCGCATCGGAAGTAATCAAGAAAACATACAGGATTACGGACGAGATACGTCTCGGCGCTCAATCTCCTATCAAGAAAGACAGATATGCTCCCAACGAGTTTGTCGGTTTCATTATCGCGGTTAAAACCCTGGCACGCGGTCTTGATTGCCGTTTCACGGTAAAGGATAGTATGTATGAGCAGGCTGAAACTTTTGAAGGTGCTTATCGAGATTTGTGTGTCAGAAATCTTGATGAAATAAAAAAGATTTATGAATCAAAACAAAAAGAAAATGATGAAAAGTAAATTGAAGTATTATGCCCAGGTTATCGGTGTTAACCTGTTGGCGATTTTGGTACCCATCCTTGCTGTTGTCCTTATTTACGCTCTCGGCAAGCTGAAGAATATTTATACCCATCCTTGCGTTCTATCGCAGGAGATATACGATTGCTGCCTGGAGGCAACCATCGTAGTGCTGGCTGGGTTCTCTGTAGGTCTTTTGCTTCTTGGCTGGGCAGATAGCTGGAAAAAGGCAAAGCTCTTTGTTCTCAAAAGTAGGAGAGAACGAGAAAAACGTGAAAAACGTGAACTGCTGCATATTAAGACGGAGGTAGAGCCTATCGGTGAGAGAATGGAGCAGAAAAATACTCCTGCACTTGGTGATTCCGTGTTTGAGGATATTTCCGGACTGACGGTTAAGGAGATTTATCATCTTTATCAAGGTCGTGAAGTTCTGATTACGGGAGGTAATGCGAAAGGAGCCTCATGGGGGCGTCTTGCCGGCTATGACAACGAAGGTTCTATCCTCTATATAGGTTTCATCCGATCCTGCATAGGCCCTTACTCCTTGGATGAAATAAACATGATACGTGATAAAAACCCCGAAGTCAGTTACGTAGAGCCAGGATATAAAAATTACGATTGTTATATTCCTAGCCTTATCCGTATTTATAAGTAGGGATTATAAAAGTAAGGAAAAGAGTAAGGAAAAGAGTAAGGAAAAGAGTATGGAAAAGAATTATTTATTTGATGTTGATGGCTTGCTGCAGGTGCTGCAAGCCATCAAGGAGGGGAAGCCGGTGGAGTATCGCCAATTGGAGGAACCTGATTGGCGAGACTTCGATCCGGAGGAATATGATATTGATACCGAGAACTGTAAGTATCGTGTTAAGCCTTGTGAATATAGTGAATACGTGGAAGATATTAATGTACCTCCTGCGCTTATGCAGGAAGATGTGATTTATTTCCTGAAAAGCAAAGACCCTCGGAGTACTAAACAGAGTTTTGCTTGCGTAAAGGCTAACCTTTGGCATATAGATAAAAAGATATTGCTTCATTTCTTTTGGAGTGAATACGGTGATTCAAAAAAGCTTTATGTTAGCGATCCGGATAGAAGAATTAGCCGTAGCGAGAAAACAGATAATTTCGCTAATGAAATTATTCCTGATATAAATCTTTGCGATCCTGATAAAGCCGAAATTTATGTAGCTTCCATATCACAAGTCAAGATGTTAGAGTCAAGACTTCGAGATGTGGGTTATGAATTAAAGGACGGACAAATGAAAAAGATAGATGGGAACAAAGAGTAAACAAGCACAGCTCCTTACTAAGGAGCAGGTAACAGAGCAGTTGCTTCAGCAGCATTTGCGCGACTGGAAATCGACCCCTAAGTTTATCGTAGAAAACCTTTATGTGTTCGACTGGGAGAGCGATATGCTCGTCAAGACTCGAAGCGGATATTGGTATGAGGTGGAATGCAAAATATCCCTTGCTGATTTCAAGAACGATTTCACCCATAAGCGGCAGAAGCATGAATTACTGAAGGCGAAAAATGAAAAGCATCCTCTTACTTTCGTGTGTAGAGAGCATCGCCGCCCGAACTACTTCTATTATTGCGTGCCATGGTACCTTAGTGGGAAAGTATATCCTCTCCTTCCTGATTATGCCGGACTGATCGTACTTACAGAGAATGGTAAGCTAGAAGAGGCAAAACGGGCACCATGCCTGCATCAGTATAAGTACACCAACGAGGAGCTGAAGCTATGCGATAAGTTTTATTATGCCTACCGCAACTGGAAAAAGTGTGTAGAGCGTAATCAGCCTACCACAGAAATCAAGCGCCTGAAGGATGAGATTGCTTTCCTCAAGGCAGAATACAAGGCAGTAGCCGGATGTGATATTAAAGACGCATTTTAATGATTAAAATATTTATAGATTATGGAAAAGATTGAACTTACAAAGGAACAGATAGAGAAGATAGCTGAAGGCATCAGCGTCATCTGTTTCCGGCATGACCCTAAGACAAAAGAGTTTGTACTTTTAGAATATCCAAAGCCTAAAGATGTGTTTGATTACTCCTGTATCTGGGATGAGCCTTCATATAATAAGGAACACCCCAAGGAAGTGAAAAGCGTACTGCCTAGTTTCGAGGCAGTGCATACTTTCGGCTCACCGAACTTGTTCAAACCGACCCTTGCAGAGGTTATCCAGGCATGCCCTATTAACTATCTCGGTAATTTTAACGCTGTTACTATCAAGTACAATGATTTTACAGATGATGATTCCAAGCATAAGAGTATCGTGACCCCTTACGTGATTTGCAAGAAGCAGAAGCCATTCGTTCCTCCTCTCAGCAAGAAAGAGGAGAAGAAGCTGCATCCTTCGCCATTGAAGATAGGCGACCTTGTAGGTACTATCATTGACGAGTTCTGCCAGGTAAGCATTGATACTATCCAGCCTGATACCCGCAACCTTCAGACCTTATTTGAGGGTCCACTGGATGAAGTTCCCGAGAATTACCTGGATAAACATTTCCGTCCGATAGAGATTATCAAGGACTACGAAGATGAGATACATTTAATCATTAACTAAGCTTTATCATGTTTGAGATATACGTTAAAATGAAGAGAAAAAAGTGCTGGAAACTTGCTATAGAGGTTCCCAACGCTTGGGGTGGGATGCCTCACCTCTGGATGTATTTGGAAAAGAAATATCTTCCTTCTTACGTACCGATAGGGGCTGATGGAAAACCGCTGAAACTGGACTGGGTGAAGGAAACACAGGCAAAAGGTGGATATGCAAGTCGCTGGATCTATGCTTCATCCAGAAAGGAGATTGAAGACCTGCAGAAGGATTTCCGCTTAACTTATGAGGAAATGATGGTGTTCAGATCTACTTTTGATTTTGCAAAGGTTCTAGGCGAAGATATACCAGTTTATCTTGAATGCTTAAAGGTTGTCGCTGATGAGTGTGGAGGTATATATCCACAACAATACGAAAAACTGAGTGCCTTTATTAAGGTTCACAGCGTAAATGATATAGAGGCAATCGCTTTCAATCAGACAAGCATAAACTGTGCCTGTGATTTCTTTGGCAACAGATATAATGCGTCAGCAGATAACTTCTGGGATTGCATGTGCCCAAAGGATTTTTATGACAACCTCAGAAAAGATGTGATATTAAAGACGCATTTTAATGATTAAAAGATTTATAAAATATGAGTTTATACACAAAAGAAGAAAAGAAAAAATCCCTTTGGCATCCTATTACCGATGAGGATTTTGAGATAGACTTCGGCAAGCCGTTTATTGTTTGTTGCGATGATACTTCTCTCTTTATCGTGGAAGATTTTGCAGATATGTTTAACTATCTGGATGAAGATCGATTCTACGATGTCAAGGCGCAAACCTTGTCTGAAGAAGGCAAGGAGGAATTTCGAGAGGACTATTATGGATATATGTATCTCGACGAGGATTTCTATCATGCGATAGATTGGGCGAAGGGCGAATGTATCGAGGACGTGAAAGGCGACCGAGAGAGACCTAATTTGTTCGTAATGTACGAATCGGGTCCAAAAGTGTTTGACCGTTTCGATTTCGGTCCGAGCGGTACTCCGGCATACGGTGATGCGCCGTTACTGCGCAGAGAGTTCGCTGCAAAATATCCCGAACTATATCACGTAGAGTATATCGTTAACTTAAATCGGGTTTCAGAAACTCAACTCAGTGCTCTCTTCAGGGCACCTCTTGATAAGCCTAAAACCGCTTACGTGGTAACATCTGGCGAGTATAGCGACTATCGTGTTGATGGTGTGTTCTCCGACAAAGAGAAAGCTGATTCGTTTGCTAAAAAAGCCAAGGATAGAACTATAGAGAAATATAATATTGATGATGAGGAGCAGCTTCGAAAGAAATACTGGTATGAAATTTCTATCAGAATAGATAACTCTTCAAAAGCAAAGAATGTTTCTGTCAATGATTTAAGTCAGTCGGGTCAGTTTTTCGATGCTGTAAGGTTTCTGTCTGGAGAAGGTATAGGCAGTTGTTTTCACTTTTACCTGAAAGCTATCGATCACGATAAGGCAAAAGCTATAGCTTTGGAGCGTTTTCATGCTCTATTGGCAGTAGAGTCTTCTCATTTCCCTATGTTAAGATGGACGCGTGACATAAGTCCTCATTATGGCCCTGGTGATTTGCAAGAAGGTCTCGTGTTCGGCTATTTCGATTATAAGGCTTGTTTTTATCCTTATTATAGAGAGGAGAAAATACAAGACCTGTTTATGAAGATTAAAGACTCTTTGCCTATTCCATTAACCGAAGAGGATAAAATCGACTGGCAGAATCTTACAGAGGATGCTTGCCTGCAGCTTATGAATAATCATGGTCTGAAGATAGAGCCAAGAAAGGATTTACCTTTAGAGTTAATTTGATTAGCAAGTGACTTTAAGGATTTATAAAAAAGAACATATTATGATACAGATTCAAGATTGGGAGTCATCTCAAAAGATTATTGTCGTAGATGAAAATCATCACGGCACCGTACAGGTAGAGGTACCGAAGCCTGGACCTTATAAAGACGAGTACTACCAGTATGCCGATTGCGCTATCTACAACCTTTGGGTAGATGAGAAGTACCGCAAGCAGGGAACAGCTCGCCTCCTGATGGAGATCGCAGAGCGGGAAGCTAAGAATCTGGGCTGCAAGTCGGCACAGCTGGAATGGGATGATAAAGGCAGTAAGCTTTTCGTTCTCGAATGGTATAAACGCCTTGGCTATCGTGTAAAGGCAAGGAATGAAAACGATCGGCTGCTGCTGGTGAAGAAACTTCAATGTTGAGTGTTGAATGTTGAGTGTTGATTTAGGCTAGCGCCCTTGAGTCCGTGAGGCAATTCAACATTCAACATTCAACATTAAAAAGGTTTTTGTCCCAGACATAAAAATCTTTTTTCTTGCCTTTGCAAACAGAAAAAAGAAAGATTATAGCGTATGAATAAAATAGGGGAGCAGATGATGCTGCAACAGCTCAAGTCTGTCTATGGGCTGATGATGGATTCTTCCGGTAAGATGGACTTCGCAAATAAAACGCTATGGGATGAGATAACTGATCTCGACCAGGATAGTGGCGATTACCAGGAAGTGGTGGTGGAAATCTATTTCACCGATGGCAGGTTTATCAAACTTCATAACCGCAGTTTTGAATCGCTCATCAATAATTCCTATTCCGGTGACGACCTTTTGCTGCTGCCAATGAATGATGATAAACTTCTCCAGGCAGTAGCGGAACAGGGCGTATGTATTCGTGATGTTTACCGTCCGATAGTTAGTATTACGTATGATGATCCGGAAACGGGAAGAACGGTAACCGATTTTCCTATATCCTCCGTGGTCCGCATAGCCTGTTACCGTAAAAAGGTAAAGTGGAGCGAGAGATGGAGAACACTGAGTCCGGAAATGGTAAAGTTGCATGAACTTATGTTCCGTAACTTTCGTGAAAAATATCTCAGAGAGCATCCTGAGATTAAAGAATAGATTCTTCTAATGTTTTATCACAATATGCTTAACGTAATTAGTTGTAATTATTTTATTCAAATTTTTTGAGTTGTTAAAAGTTTATCTTGGTTCCTTCGTTGTGAAACGCGGGAGCTTTTTATTTTCTTCGTTAATTAGTTCTCATATTTGAACTTAGTTTATGGTTATAGTAAGAGGGGCGGCTGTCGCGATGACATCCGCCCCTCGTTTTTTACCTTTTTGCCCTTTTACCTTTAAACGTTCCTTCCGTCCGGCAGTACAAACCAGCCGATATTTCCTCGCCAGAATTTGCATCCCAGATATAACGAATCGAAGGCGTCGGTGAAGTCAGTACGCTGCTGCAACGGCAGGTTGTCTTCCGTTTCCGGTTTCTTCTCCTGGCTCTTATCCTTTCTGAATCCCTGATAGCCGATGCTCACCTCACAGAGCTGCATGGCGATAATCAAATCGGGATTGTTGGGCTGATTGATACGGATGGCAGGATATTCGATACCGGCAAGACCATTATTAATGATGCGATGCTTCACCTCGTGCTTCTCCGGCACACCCATATCTATGGCCGTTACATTCCAGCCATTACGTTCCAATTCCTTTATCACTGCCTGATAGAATCGCTCATCGGTCAAGGCATACGACGCACCTTGTTTTGCCGTAGCATCGTAAAAGTACACCACGTCACGGTTCACGGCTCTCTTCGGAGCATAGTAATGCGAGAAATCATCTACCAACTCTCTCAGCTTGCGCTCGTTCTTCACGTAGAAGCTCTTGATAACATTCACTGTCTCTACTCCGTCACGCTGATATACCTGACCTACCACCAGGGTATTGATATTGGCATTGTAATCGAATGCGAGATAAAGAGGAAGGTCGTTTACGCAGTCGCTATCCATACGGCAGTCGTTTCTCTCGGACAGCTCTTTCAAGTCCGGCTGATAGCTTTCTGATGTAATCTTCTTGCCGCCGATGATGCCCGTAGCCTTTTCCGTGCGGAAGGTGGCTTGCGATAGCGGGTCTATTTCGTCGGGGATATAACCGTGCACATGATCTATATCCAGGTTGGAATAAAAGCCATCGTTCGATTTCTTGATTTTTACGTTCAATATGCTCACCATGAACGTATAGGGTGGAAGATCTCGCTTCATCTGTCGGATATACTCCTCACCCAGAACATCCACATTTTCGAGGGTAGAAGCTCTGCGTACCACGAAAGCCGAACGTCTCAGCTCCCTTAAATACCCTTCCTGGAATTTCTTGGAACGCAGAAACATCTGCATCTCAAAATCCTCTTCCGGCGTAAGCAGGTATTCGTAATCATAGATGAGTTCGGCATCCTCGGCAGTAACTAACTTGTAGTTCACTGCCATATCCACCATATTCTTTGTAACCTTTTGGCCATGGTTAGGCAGAATGCGGAACATACCTTCATGCTTCAGCATTTTCAGAGCCACGGCACGGATCATCGTCTTTACTTCTGCTGGCACCACATGCGGTGTGTGCCCTGTCTTCTTGGCATTATAGAGCAGGTCGTTGTATCTTATCACTTTGTCGGCATATTCCTCTAGCTCGCCCTGCACCCATCGGTAGGTCTTGCCTTTGAACATGCCCGTTTCTATTTCCAAGTCCAGTTTTTCCTCTTCACGCTCCAGCCACGAACCTTTTGCGGTGAGCGAAGCATCACTCACAAATCTTGTTGAGCGGTAGAGTGGGTTGTGGTCGGTGAAGTTAATATCGCCCAAAGGGTGAGTCTGTCCTGATAATGCTGGCATCAACTCCTCATCCACCTTCTTCTTTGGGAAGAAACGGCACTCGTCACCTACGCAAGCGCTAAACGTGTAAGAGTTTGCGGAAGCCGTCTGCGACAAGGAAATCAATGCCCACTGGGCACCATTGGCAAACCAGATGATGTTATCATAGTTTTTGGGTTTGAAGATAGAAGGGCGCACATGCTTTGGCGGTCGTCCCCAACCCATGTGAATGCCTATCTGAAAACCGAACATTCGCTCCATGGCAGCCATGGTACCCGGTATGGTTTTCGAGAAACCCTGTTGTCGTGATACGGCTACCCATGCCCCCAGCATTCCTGGCATGGAGTTGCTGGTCATCCATACATAGGGTGCCACGAGACCATCGGTCTTACCCGTGCGTCGAGCTGCGATATCCCTCTCGTCTCGGGCACCCATATATAATGATTGCTGCTGAAATCGTGTTAAGTAAATCTGATGTGGTTGCTGCATAAAAATGAAAATGTTATCCTGAATGTATGTTTTTTAGCCGCATCCTTGCGTCCGTTAGGCGTTCCTGCGGATTTGAAATCCGTAGATATGTCAGTTTTTTACAGTCTTAGAGCAATTTTGCGGGCTGGCAATCATCGATTAACTTGCGTGTTTCTTTGGCACACTCAGCCACGCATCTCTCGACTGCCTCGGTGATGTTTTGAATTTGATCCTCACGCATATTGCCGTATTTATCGCAAGTGTCGTTTATTTTTTTGTAGAGAACCTGATTTTGTAAAGCCTCCATATAATCTACGTACTCCTTGCAAGTACTGCGCCGAGGTGCTTGCACCCATTTAAGAAAGTCCTGTTTCCAGTCTTTCCATGTTTTGATTTTTATTACTATCATTGTTGCTTACATTTTAAATTGTCGTTTCAAAAACGGGTCGCTCTTTATGAGTTCTATCATTTCTTCTTCTGAGTGTACTCCCTCCCAGAAGAGTTCGGTATGATCTCCGACTCTGTCTTCATCTACAGAAAAAGGTATACCGTAGTTGGTGTAGGTTTCACCATGGTGTTGAACCAGGTGGCGACCTTGGTTTTTCCGGATGTTTTCTATCCAGACTTCATTGTCACACTCGCACCATTTATTGTATTCTTCTCCTGTCAGTGTCATATCAATACCGATAGGGTAGTGTCCGGAGCACCCATTGGTTCCGAAGTAAATAATCTTTGCCATAATTTCGCAGATTTAAAATAGGCTAGGCTGCGCCATTTCGAGCTGAATACGCTTGCAAGCCTTGTCGTAATATTCTTTATTCAGCTCAAAGCCGATGAAGTTTCTCTTTTCTCTAATGCAGGCGATGGCGGTAGTACCGCTGCCCATGCAATTATCGAGAACGCACCCCCCCACATTGGTATAAGTACATATAAGATACTGGATAAGGGCAACTGGCTTTTGCGTAGGGTGGAAGGTATCGGCAGAATGTTCTTTATCAAAGCAGATAATGCTCCTTGGGAATTTCTCATCTGATACGATAGTAGGCACTTCTTTATGATCGCCGTAGCAACCTCGCTTTAAACTATGAGAACCATCGCCCCTTCGATGATTCCGTTGGTTTGGCGCGCATTTTACCATCTGAGGATTGTAGATAGGTTGTTTCCGATAGAATACTGCAATATCCTCATGTGAGCGCAGAGGCATTTTGTTGGCATTAAGAAAGCCTGTTACCCGCTGTTTGCTCCAAATAAGATTATATTTCCAGAGTTTCGGCTGCGACATCATAAGTTGTGCGGTAAACATGCCCTGGCAGAAAAGAATAATTGCTGCATTGGGTTTGGTTATGCGCAGATATTCCTTCCATAATGGCTCAAGCGGGATAATGCTATCCCAGCCTCCACCCTCACTCTTTTTATTGAGAACGCCATACGGCAAATCGCAGATAATGCAATCCACGCTTGCGTCCGGAATCTTTTTCATTCCTACCAGGCAATCCTCATTATATATCTTATTTAATTCCATCCTCTATAACTCTATTTTTATCAATTAAACCATTTTAAAATAGTTTCACCTTTATATCCTTTTTTCCAGATAAACCAGGCATAGGCTTGGGCACTACCAGCTATGGCATCGAAATCGCCATTGGCTGCGCATTTCAGTCGTGAACTACTTACCCATACCCTGCAAGGTGGCTGCGTTCTAAACAGATGTCTTCTTCCTTTCCCTTCAAGAAAAGTAAGTTTCAGGAACATAGCAACCTTTCTTCCTTCTGGAATAATCTGCAAAGCCTTTTCCACGAAATCCAAGGCATATCGGTAGGGTGGATTGGTGACAATATCTCCGTTCCATTCTAAGTTGTCGATAGATAGAAAATCGGCTACCTCGCCATAACCTCTATCTATCAAATCACGACTGACTACATCGTAGCCGTGCGCCTTCAACACCTCGCTAATATGCCCTTCGCCACAAGAAGGTTCCAAAATTACCCCGTAAAACTGCTCTATCTTACAGAGCCATTCGGTAGCTGCGGGTTCTGTGGCATAGTAGTCTTCACGCTGTCGCTCGCCGTTTTTATGGTTGCTTGCGCCTAACGTTTTAAATACGGCAGCATTGCCGCCTACCCAGTCTTTTGCCATAAAGTCTATAAACTATTAATTTTTAACTCTTAATCCCCCCACATGCCATTTCTGGCACGTCTTGCACTGATACGCCACATACCCTTGCGCCTTCAGTTCCGGTCTTTGGTTCAGAAACTCCCAGGCAGCATCCTCTGTTTCGTATGCCACCTTCGCCTTCCAGGTATGCTGCTTTCGGGTGTAATGCTCAGGGTCTGGTGTAAAGGGAGGAACCTTGTTGTGATAATGATGATTACCTTTGCGCTTACTCATTATCGCCTCCTTTCTTTCCGGTATCACCTTCCTCTTCCGGAATATCCATTTCGGCTTCCTTCTTCTCAGCACGATCATCCAGCACCTCTTCCATATATTCCATATAGTCAGGTACCTTTTCATTATGCTCCTGCAGGCTTTCCTCTTCGGCAATATCCTGCATATCCTTAGCCGTAAGGCCATACTTGCGAGCCATCTTTTTCTTGTACTCGTCAGTATAGTTCACCCTGTCACGCTTCACGATGCTTACATCCTGCGTGATGGCAATGCGGCTCATATCCGGCATTTCCTCGGTAGCATCCTTCTCTTCGAGGAAGTTGCCATAAACGGTAGCCAATGCCTGCATACCCTTATCCACCGCACGGTCGTTGTTCTGCTGCTTGCCTGTGCGGATAAGCCACTCAGCAGAATTGAGATACATCGCCTTGTGACGCGGGCTTTCATCGGTCATAAAAAAGCGAATAATGTGGTTGCAGACCGCCACATCGTTTGTCAGCTCGGTAATGGTACGGGGTTTGATATTTCCTTCGTCGTCAATATCAATATGCAGTGCCATCACCATTTCCTGCGCCTCCCTGTTGCCCTGTCCTGCCTGTTTCATAAACAGCGCATAGTCGCGCCTTGCTATGTTGCGGCAGGTAGTCTTGGGGTCTATATCGTTGTTCTGTACCCAGCGTTTATAGAACTCGTAGCAGAGCTGCATCCGATACTTCTGTTCCAGTTTCGGAAACATCGTGTCAATGCTCAGTCCGTTAGATAGCCACTTGTCTATTCTCTGCAGGGTATTCTGCGTAAGTTGACTCATCTCTTATTAATGTTTAATGCTTTATGTTAACCTGGTGGGGCATCGAAAACCGAAATTCGCGCTATTCGTGTCATTCGTGTTCAAACCCCCGAACCCCGAAACGCTATATGGTAAGGTCAATACCAAACTGTCCTTCCAGGAACGTCTTGTAATCGGGCTTACCGAATAGTGTGCCGTTTGCCTTTTCCCAATCTTTATTGTTGGCATAGAACACATCACGCGTAAACCATTCGTAAACGTTATCATATCTGCTTACTGCTGGCGAGTCAGGATGCGTATCTAAGAATTTCTGTCCCGCCCTCAGATAAGCCTTGGCTATGCGGGGATGCTTCTGAAACTCGATAAGGCGCTTGCGTCTTGAAGCCAGGGGGCAGCACATGCAGCCGAGTCTTCGGGTAACGTCGATTTGCCCCCCCCGTATCATAGTATACTGGTGCTAACTTCAATCCTCTATCAAGAATGAAATCCCTCACATCTTCGTTGGTCCATTCCAAGATAGGATAAATCTGTTCTACATGATTTTCCTTTTTCTTAGAACCATAGTACCGGCATTTGGTAGGCTCGTTATATCTTTCCTTTCTCGCTCTGCTTTCTTCTTTGCGCACACCGATAACAGTTTTATCGAGGATTTTATATTCCTTCAAAACTTCACAGCAGAAACGGCTAAAGCGATTAGGAAACCCTTTCTTTGCAATAAGTTGAAAGAAATTTTCTTTAGGTCTGATAATCTCCACACCCATCTCCTTCACGTGGGCGATAGTGCCCGGTGGGTCGATGGTCGTGTTCTTGTATATCGCTCGAATTTTGATTCCAGCTTCTTTTGCAAGCTGCAGGATTACGTCGCTATCCTTACCGCCCGAATAAGCCAGTTCTATCTCTCCATCGTACCTTTTCTGTACGCTTTGCAGGAGTCGGATAGACTGATCTATCTTTTTCTGTAATTGCTCGTTTATCATTTTGCGCCTTTTTAATTTCTTTATCTGCCCACAAAATTACGAAATCTCCCCTAGATGGCTGGGACAAAGCTTTAAAGGTAAAAAGGTAAAAGGGTAAGAAGGTAAAAAGGATATTCTTGCTTTCAAAGAGTAAAAAGGTAAAAAGAAACCTTAGCCCCTTTATGTCTCCGTCCACAGCGATTCTATCGCTGGTCCTTATCCCGTCAGGCTCTTTTTACTTTTTTACCTTTTTACTTTTTTACTTTTATTTTTGTCCCTATCGTAGGGCAGAAATATTCTACCTTTGTATCGTATTAAAAAACATAGGATAACATTAAAAAGAAAAAAGAAATGCAAAGTTTAATTCCAACCCTTACCAGGTTTCTTGCAGCCATCATCGGCTTAGTGTGGTGTACCCTGGAACCATCTCTTAACTACATCGCCGTATGCTTCTTCGCCCTTATCTGCGACTGCTACACGGCTTGGCGCTGCAACTGCCGCATCTATTCTCGCTATCGTGAGGCTATCAAGAAAGACCCTCGATGCAAAATCGACGGGAAACTGAAATCTAAGAAAATGGCAAAGATGGTGAAAGATTTCTCCGTCCTCATCCTTGCGATATACCTAGCTACGATGGTAGATACCGTGATACTCGATTTCCAGAACCCTCTCCATCTCGCCAACTATCTTGCCGCCATTTATTGTGGTGTGCAGCTCGTAAGCATTCTCGAAAACGAGAGCACCTGCAATGGTGCACCCTGGGCAAGAGTGATGCAGAAGATTGTGGCCGATAAAACCGAAAGGCACTTCAACGTGAAGCTGAAAGACTTGATGAAGGAAGAAGAGGCAGAAGAGGCTACTCCATCGGCAGAGAAGAAAGATGAAGCAGAGGCACCTTCTGATAAGAAGGATGACAAGGATAGCGCAGATAAAGATGAATGGATTCCGTCTAAATCGGCTGATGATGCCTATGATATATAGTACCAATATCTCTTAATATCTGTACGCTATCTCTTAATTTCTGTACGCTATCAGTTAATAATGTGTTAAAATCTCTTTGAATTATGACAATATCAAATGTTTTGGAACATTGGGCTACGATCTACAAGCCCTTATCCCACGACCCGACAAGCAAGAAGCTGGAAGAACAGAGTTTCTTCCGCATCCGCTATATTGACCTGGAGAATATCTTTTCCCGTAATGCCAATATCGTGCATTCACCTTGTATGCTATATAGCGTATTGAGTACAGGCGAGTTTCAATCAGCCGGAAAGATGACGGTATCTCATCAGGTATGGTTTCTTACCAAGGTAAAAGACTCGCCTCAAACCCTCGGACGATACGATGGCGCAAAGATGGAGCAGGCATCCGTCGATTTGATGGAGTATTGCAAAGACCTCGTTTCCTGGATGGTGGAGGTGAAGCGAAAGGGAGTTTGCCCGGTAACAGGACGGTCTTTTGCTGATGATCCGGTCATCATGTCCGAATTGCAGTCTATTGATATTTCCTCTGTCTCGTGCGGGCTGATAGGTGAGTTGTATTCCGGGCAATGGCTTGTAGCCGGAGTGGATTGGAAAAGTCTGCAACCGCTTTACAAGTTTGGCTGCGGCGGTAATGACAAGTATATCATCAAAGAATAATAATTGTATCTTGACTATATCGCCCTATCCTTGCCTATGGTATTAGGGGTAGGGCGAAAGTCTTTCAAGAAAAGGAGTATCATATTATGGGACAGCCTATCAAGAATCCGATGTTTCCCTTCAGTAGGGTAGCATCACTTTTCTTCCAGCAAGCCATCAATCAGTTGGAAGTAAACACCATGACCCAGTGCATCTATCCCAAGGAGGTGTATAACGGCTATGCCGTAGTAAACCAGAAGCGAAAGGATATGGGTGGATGGTATTCTACTGGTGAGGGTGCAAAATCCTTTGCGGGTAAGATTATAGAGGCAGGCGATTATGGCAAGGTGACGATGGCTTTTGAGTTCAACGACTATATGCGCTTTGTGGATATGGGTGTAGGTCAAGGCACCAGCTACGAGGATGTGGATAATGCACGCAAGGCTCGTTTTCAAACCCGATATATCTCGAAGTGGGATAGAAAGAGCGGTAAATCTCAACGCCCTGCCATTATGATGGAGCTTCGCCATCTTCAGCAGCGCATAGCTAATTACCTGGTAGATTTCTATGGCTATGAGGGAGAGGTGAAGCTGGTTAACACCATTGCCGATTGCAGCTCTATCAAACTTTTTTAAACATTAAACAACAAGAAAATGGCAACAGCAAAAAAAACTCAGATAGTCATCACGGCCAATGCCGCCGTCGCCAAGAAGGTGATGGACGAGTTGCAGCAGCGCATCGATGCTATCAAGCAGAAGATGCAGCAGCTCGATACCACCACGAAGCAGGGGCAGAAGGAGTTTAAGAAACTGGAGAAAGAGCTTGTTTCCTATAACTCTGCCGTGACGCAGAATGTTACGAATACAGAGCGAATAAGAAAGGCTATCAGTAACCTTTCTAATACGTCTCTGAAGGAACTTCGCCGTGCGCTGGTAGCTGCCAAGAGTGAATTGGGCAAGACTTTTGAGAATGATCCGAATCTGAAGAAGCGCCAACAGGACGTAAAAACGTTGCAGGATCAGATTGATAAGTTGACGGGTGCGGTAAACAAGCATGGCAGTGCGTGGAGTACTGCTGCAAAGAACCTTGTCGCCTACGTAGGTATGTTCGGCGCGTTCAATATGATTAAGCAGAAGATAACCGATGTTATCAATCTTAACTTTAAATATTCCGATTCCCTGGCTAACGTCCGCAAAGTTACCAATTGGTCTATGAAAGACGTAGAAGAGTTATCAAACAGTCTCTCAAAAATGGACACCAGAACCAGTCTCGAAGGACTTACCCAGCTTGCCTATATTGGTTCTCGTATGGGTATGGGAAAGTATGGCATTCAAGGTTTGGCGGATTTTGCAAAAGCTAGTGACCGTGTAAATGTAGCACTGAAAGAAGATCTCGGCGATGACGCGATGCTGATTCTCTCCAAATTCGTAGAAACGATGGGTGAGGTAGAGAAGCATGGCGGTAATATCAGTGAAGCTTTCGACTCCGTTTCAAGTTCTATCTTTAAATTGGCTTCTACATCTACTGCTAATGGTGGCAATATCCTGGAGTTTGCCAAGCGACTGACCGGTCTTTCCAAGTCTGCCCATATCACGAGTGATCAGCTTTTAGGTCTTGCTTCTGCCAGCGACTCTTTGATGTTGATGCCAGAAGTAGCATCTACCGCATTCGGCAAATTGATTACCAGTTTGTGGACCAACTATCACGATATAGAGAAAATGTTGGGTATGCAGGAAGACTCTCTGAAGGATATGATGAGCAAGGGACAGACGATGCAAGCCCTGGTAAAGGTTCTTGAAAACGTGAGCGACAAGAACCTGAGTTCTATGGACGAATATTTCAAGGAATTTGGTTCCGACGGTCAGCGATTGAAGAGTGTAGTAGTAACTATGGCTCAGAATATCGGTGTGTTGAAAAGTCATCTGAAGGAATCCAGTGAAGCATATCGTGAGGGTACTGCTGTTACGAAGGAGTATGAAATCCAGCAGCAGACAGCACAGGCTATCCTCGAACGTGCCAATAATATGTGGGAGAAGGCTTTTGTCAATCCAAATGGTATCGATGCAGTTAAGGAGATGGCGAAGGTTTGGTATAATTTCTCAAAGGAATTGACGCAATCCAAGCCATTTTTAACGTCCGTGCAGATACTTTTTTGGGAATTGAAAAAGTCTGTCGAGGCATTGCTTTTTGTATTGCCAGGACTGCTGGCATACCTAGGAACACGAGGTTTGGTAATGGCGTTTTCCAAGCTGATTCCTTTAATGATAGGTATTAAAGGTTCAAGTATTGTTGGCTTTTTCACACTGCTTACGCAGGCGATAATGGGTAGCCATTTTGCAACGCTTCGCCTTATCGTTTCCTGGAGGCAGTTGAGTCTTGCTATGAAGACTAATATCATAGGATTGGCTATATCTGTAGTAACGTCATTAGGTGTCGCAATTTATGATTTAGTCAAGAAGACGAATGAAGCTTCTTCTTCCGTTCAGAAGTTTAATAGTTCGTTTAAAGGTGTAAGAGAGACGGCTAACCATGCGGTTGCAGAACTTGATGCTTACTATGGGGCTATCAAACGAGCCAAGAAGGGATCTAATGAATATCAGGCAGCCATGAAGACTTATGTCGATAAATTCGGCATGTATTTCAAGAAGCTCAAAGATGAAAATGGTATGGTGCAGAATCTTGCAGAATCCTATCGTCAGGCAGCGAAAGCTATCCGTGGCAAGATATACCTTCAGATGCAGGAAGATGATATTCAAAAGCATTACAAGCCTCGTATCGGCTGGAGTCTGGATAAACTTGATGCTTACGGGAAGGTAGCACCAAAGGGCTTCGGTACTGATGTTTTGAAGGGATATGAAGAGGATAATCGTAACAAGAATATGGGTACGATTATCGCAGACCTTGCACGAAGATATGGCTCCAAAAACGTTGCAAGGGTTTTAGCTTCGGAAAAAGAGGGCAGAAGTTCAGCGCAGGTAAGGAAGGTTTATAAAGATACTCTTGGTGATGGTACGGTACATCAGTACGTAAAATACGAGGATTTGCCTATCGCAGACCAGCGCCTTTTCAGTGCGCTTCGCTATATCCGCCAGGCTCGTTCTGCTAATAATGTCTTTGCTGGCATCAAAAATAAGTTTGCTGGTGCTCAGGATGAGATCAGTGATTATCTGAAGGCTATAGATGCTGCCGCAAATGAAGACCTTGGTGGAGGTGGTGGCGGTAAAGGCGGTTCCGGTGGTGGCGGTAAGAATACCTCGAAAACCGATAACACTGCCAAGCAGGAGGAGCAGAAAGCAAAGACTCGCGCCAATGCCCTTATCGCTAACATTAAGGCTTTCTATGAAGAGCAGAAGCGTAAGTACCTGGAATGGGTAACGCAGATGAATGCTGATGGCGAGAAGGTAAGCGAGGGCCAGCAGCAGCAGATGCTTGCTCTTCTCGACGCTAAGACGAAGACGGCACTCGGTACGGCTCGCAAATCCATCGCTACAATGAGTGATGATTTCAAAAAGTTCTTCTCTCACATGGACGAGGATGTACTTATCTATGATGATGAAACTTCCAAGTCATTGCTGGAGTCTATCGGTAAATCAGATATTAGTGAGTTGCACGATCTCTTTCAGAAGCTATCGGGTGATTTATCACGAGAGAACAATCAGACGCTCTCAGAGAACCTGGGTGCCCTTCTCGATCAAATCTTTGCCAACGGCTCAAAGGAATTACGTGAGGCAGCAGAAAAACTTCTTGCGCAGCAGCGAGAAATTCAGAAGATACTCAACGAGAATGATTACACGGGTGCAGTCAACCGTTCTACTCGTAGTAATTTTGATAAGCTCGGATTCCTTCGCCCGGCAAGTGGGGTAGATGCAGCTACGGAGGAAGGTCTCCAGAAGATGAATGATGCGTTTGACAAACTCGCAACGAAGGCTCGCTCAACGGTTGCTGTACTCTATACCATCAATCCGGAAAGCCAGCGTTTCCAGCAACAATTTCTTGATTATCTTTCCGTAGCAAATAGCGGTTTCGATTTTACAAAACTCAATACGCAGGAGTTGAAGGCACTTTATATCGAACTGATTAAATATACGGATAGCTACACCGAAGCAGAGAAACGCAAGTACGACTATGCGAAGAAGATTGCCGATCAAGCCTGGGCGGTGAACCAGCGCAATCTTGCCAACCAGGAAGCCCTTCGCAAGATGCAGCAGGAAAGCAGTCTCTTTGGCAAGCGAACCAATATGTGGTCGAACCTCGGTCTCGGTGATCTCACCGCCGACCCAGAGGTGGAGCTGATGAAGATGAAGATGCAGATGGCAGAAGATTATTATGCTTTCGTTTTCAAAAACTCACGAAATAAGCAGCTCCTCGATGAAGCAGACAAGGCTCGGCAGGAGGCAGAACTTGCCTACGCTAACCAGATGGCTACGGCGATGAAGAACCGACTCTCACAGATGCAGCAGCTCGTGCAGCCTATCGAAACATTCGGTGCAGAGGTAGGCAAGGCATTTGCCGAAATGCGCTACGATGTAAGCAGCGCGCAGGAAGCTATCAAGAACGCTCTGAAGTCTATGCTTGAGTCATGGGCTAATATGGCGCTCAATGATGTGAATACACAGATGTGGAAGGCTATCAACGATGCTGGTGCCAAGCGAGCCAAGAAGAAAGCTCAACCTGGTATTGATGCAGCGAGAGCCAACGCTAACGCCAATGCCGTGAAGGAAGACTTCTCAAATCTCGGCACAAAGGCGAACCCGATGTATGTGCGACTGGTGGATGAGGGTGCAGCTTACCTTACTCCGCAGCCGCAGTCTAACTTTGAGAAGATGACTCCCCAGCAGCCGGCTCTCGGTTGGAATCCTGATGGCACACCTATCACCCCTAACAGTCCGGCGACTGTGCCTCCTTATGCGCCCCCTGCAACCCCCGAGCAGGCGAATAAGCAAGCAGAGGGCAATGGTGCTCCTCATGCGTGGGAACATTGCAACCGAGACAATGCTAATGCGTTCTATAATGATGCAGCCACGCAAACGGGTGCGGCAGCAGCCGATGCTATCGCAGGTGGCGGTTCCTTCATGGATGCTGCAGCCGGTATTACTGGTTCCTTTATCGGTGGCGTGATGAACACCGAGTTCAAGACTGGCGGCAAATCTAAGGAAGACAAAGAGAAAGCCGAGCAGTTGAAGAAAGAGAAGAAGCACCAGAAGGCTTTGAATCAGGAAATCAAGAAGGGAGCCAAGGAACGTGAGAAGGAAACTACCCAGGGTGTAAAGAATATCACGGACGTAACTGCTGCCGGAAATAAGGAGCAAAGCAAGAGCACTCAGATTGAGCAGAAGGCTATGACTGATATGACTACTACCTTCCTCACCGAGAACCTTGCGGCAACGGAGGCTAATAATCAGGCTGTAACAGAGTCGGATGCTGACCGTACTCAAGCAGGAATGACCTTCTCTATCGCTGGTGCCATCGGTAAGTGTTTCGACTTCCTGGGTCCTATCGCAGGTCCTATCGCAGCTGCAGGTGTGATGGCTACCCTGATGGGCTTGCTCCAGTGGGCACTTAACTCCGCCTTCCAAAAGAAAACCAAGAATACCTCTTCCACCAATACCAAGCTCGTAACCGGTATGCTTACCTACGATAGCGGTAACGTGCAGGATTTGAAGCCATATGTGGCTGATAATGGCGAAGTATATTGGGCGAAGGAGGACGATGGCAAGCAGATGCAGGGTGTGAAGATGCTCACGACACCTACCGCTACCACTGTGAACGGTCAGCCGTCTCTCGTAGCCGAGAGAGGACCAGAAATCGTCATTGGTAGGGAAACTACCCACGCCATGATGATGAACAATCCTGGCTTGCTGAAAACACTGGTGAACTACGACCGCAACTATTCAGGAAGAAACTCAGCAAGAAGGGCATTTGATAATGGCAACGTGGGTGATGTTTTTGCAGCAGGCACGCAAGCAGGCAATGGTAATCTTTCGTCTGGCGCGTCAGCGGCAGACGGGCTATTAGCAGCTAGTGCAGCAAGCAATGCGGCGCTCCTGCAAGCTGTGAATGCGCTCATTCAGCGTCTCAATCAGCCTATCAACGCCCAGATTAACATGTACGGTCGTGACGGACTGCATGATAGCCTGAATAAGGCTAACATGTTTATGAAGAATAAATAGAAGAAGGTTTTGTTGATTATTAGTTGTTAGTTTTTAAGTTTATTAGTTATTTGTTTTTCGAGGCTGTTTCGCTGTGAAGCGAGGCAGCTTTTTTTTAGTGTTGAACGTTGAGTGTTGAATGTTGAATTAGGCTATCGCCTTTGGGTCTCCGTCCCCAGCGAATTTTTCGCTGGTCCCATTTTGTAATAAAGCTAATATTTTTCCGTACCAACGTTAACCCTTTGATTTAGTGGGCTTTTTGGTCTCAAAAGCATATCTTGGTCTCATTTTTCCCCGAAATTCACTACTATATATAAAATTTTCCGTGTATTTTTCTTTTCCCTAAAATCAAAATCCCCTAACCTCAAACTAGAAGTTAGTAGCATTAACGGCTTTGCCGTAAACATCAGACAATAAGATAGTTATGAGGATATAAGGGAGTGGCAGCTAGCGAGAGAAATGCAGGATTTTCTACATATTTTCTACATATTTCTGAAATATTTTGTATCTCCTGTGTACATCTGTTTATAGAAAATTATATAAAAATGAGACCAAGATATAGTAAGTTGCTGAAAAATAAGCAGATAGCAAAAAATCAGTGTGGGCTAGCAGGGGGACAATGGTGTGGCAGCAGGGGGACAAAATACGCCATTTTCATCATTAGGGGACTTTAACATTTCCGCTAATAAAATTAAAATGAGACCAGAATGGGCAAAATGAGACCAGATTTCGCTTCCTGGTCCCATTTTTGAGAAAACACCCTTTGCGTCTCCGTTCCCAGTGATTCCATCGCTGGTTCCCCCTCTCAAATCTATATTAAATGTTAAAAATATAACTTATTTCAAATATAATATAGCTTACCTATACTTTTTCGATTTATTTTTGTATCTTTGCAGCGAAAAATGAACAATATAATATATGTAAGGATGTTTGACGAGATATGTTCCATCTACAAATCTGCTACGGATGCCTACGGTGAGTTCATCGATAGAGAGACGGGCGAGTGCATCCAACAGATGTCTATCCGTGAGTTTTGTCTGACGGATAGATGGAAGCCGTATGTAGAAAAGCTGAGAGCCATGCGGCAGGAACTTGGTAGCAAAGCAAAGAAGATGCCGGAGTATATCGAAACTAAAAAGATGATTCCTGGAGCCACGTTGAGCGGTCTCTTCAGTCTTTACGAGGATGATAGTTTGACCCATCCCGGCCAGCGCGTAATGGTATCGAGAAGAGAAACCCACCTTCAGCAGCATACTGGATGGCTCGCCATCGACATCGACCTTCAGGACAATCAGCAGCTTACCAACTTCGAGAATATCCGCATGGTGGCTCGCTTCCGTCCGGAGATAGGTCTGTTGATGCGTTCCTGTTCGGGTACCGGATATTTCGGACTGGTTCGCCTGGCTTATCCCGACAGGCACAAGGAGCAGTTCAAGGCTATCCTCAAGGAATACGCAGCCCTGGGCATTGTGCTCGACAGGCAATGCGGCAATATCGGACGTGTGCGCTTCGCCTCATGGGATGATGCCGACCATATATATATTAATAATAATGTGCAGCCATACCAAGGCTTGCAGATGGAAGAACCGCAGGTGATACCGCAAGCAAGACCGATGTCTCGGCAACCGCAGAGTAACACCTCCAGCGCTTATGGCAATGGCTACGATACTAAAGCCTTCTGGAATGATCCTCGCACGCAAGACCGCATCATCGAACTCATCGTAAAAGCCTTGGTGAGCCGAAACATCAACATCACGGAAAGTTATGATGAGTGGACTAAGGCAGGTTGGGCACTGAAGGCGCACCCCTATGGCGAACGCCTGTTTCACGAGCTTTCGGCATGCAGCCGGAAGTACAACGCTGCTCAGGCTTCACAGAAGTGGCGGCAGCTAGGCAGTAGCCATACCGTAAGCTACAATTACCTCATCCATGCCTTCAAGGTAAATCTGGGTGAAGGAGAATATCACTCTATTTTGCAGCAAGTATGGAGGGAAAGGGGTTCTTAAAAGTAAAAAGGTAAAAAGGTAAAAAGAACCTTAACCCCTTTGCGCCTCCGTTCCCAGCGATTCTATCGCTGGTCCAATAGCACGCCCTGAAGGGGCAGAAGCTCCTAGCCCAGGGCAACACACTGGGTATAATAGCGATTAGTAATACGCCCTGTAAGGGCAAAAGCTTTTTAATACATTAAAGATATAAGATTATGGCAAAGAGAAAAGTTGAAATCCCGAAGGGGTCATGGCTCGACCAGAAAGGTCAGCGATGGGTGAAAGTAGTGTTTGATGTAATGATTGGGGGGGGTAAATTCCTCCGTCAAATCACGATAACGTCCCCGGTGAACTTTGAAATGGCATTGGGGAAATACATGGTAGATATGGGAGATATGGATGATTTCAGAGACAGAGTAAATCATCAATATCCTTCGCTGGAACGACTAAGAAACCTCACGTTTTACTCTACGGGAAACAAGGTTTTGAGAGGATGAAATAAATTTACAAAACGATTCAGTAGAACCCTGAAAGTTAAAATTTAGACCTTTTGTAAGTAGCTGATAATAAAGGCTTTACACTTTTGCAAAAATTTTGCGAGAGTCTTACGAGAGTCTTATGATTGTTTCGGTGTTGTTTCGGTGTTGTTCATTTATCCCTCTATTTATATATAAAAAACTTTACAAAATAAAAGATATGAAACAGAAGATTATTGCAATAGTAGGTCAGGCTGGCTCTGGAAAAGATACAGTTGCCCAGCTGATGCGGATGACACTCCATGTGCCCATCCTTTGCTCCTATACCACCCGACCTATGCGTGAAGGCGAGGTAAACGGCAGAGAGCACATCTTTGTGAAAGAGTGCAATATCCCAAGAGAAAAAATGCTTGCCTATACCGAGTATGGAGGTTATAAGTATTGGACGGAACTCGACCAGATAAAAGATGCCGCTATCTACGTAATCGACGAAAAGGGCATCATGGATATTTGCGAGCGATTCCCTGACATTGAATTGATGAATATCTACGTAGCTGCCAAGCCCGAAACCCTCAAGGCTCGTGGTATCGCTCCCGAAAGAATGAAGCGTGACGAATATCGGGTAACAATGGATATAAACAGCTTCGATTACGTCATTACCAATAATTCTTCGCTCTACGCTCTGATGCAGTCAGTAATCGCAACGTCTCTGCAGATAACGAACTATAGTCTGGAAAAGCAGGAAAGCTCAAAACTTTCCGAATATATAAAGGCAGCATTGAAAGATAATTAATAATTGATAGTTTATATTTGATATGAAAATGATAATTCCTGGTGTTGAGTGGTGGCCTCAGAAGACCGCCGCACAACAGATTGCCCGTGTAGGCAGAATCTGCTACAAGAGCAAAGCCAAACAGCCTGATGAAAATCTTTCTGAAGAGCAGAAAGAGAAGTTTCGGGAAGAACAGGCTATCAAGTTGGCTAACCGTTTCTGGGAGAGTGGGCACAAATCCATGTACCGCCATGGTACTCTCTATTTCTTCGTAAAGAATGACTATAAACTGCCGAAGTCTCTCTGGTCACTCCTCGTTGCTTCACCTTACATCAATTATTCGGTGAAGGAGAAGAAGGTATGGATTTGCAGCAACATGCAGTTCCTCTGCGAGCATGGCGAAATTCTCGAAATCCTCACCCCATACAATGTGAAGGAAGATGAGTTTATCGAGAAGGCGCTGAAGTATGATTGCAAAAAGGCTCTCTATCTCCTCCGTATGACCATGGTTGTTACCACGCAAATCAGTACCAGCCGTGAGCTGAACCGCACATCGCCCAACTGTATCAGCGAGCAGAGCACCCGTTACGTGAACCTGGAGAAGAAAGGTGGCGTGCAGATTGCCCGTCCGCACTGGTTGCATGAAGGCACCCGCTGGCAGAAGTTCCTCTATCTTGCCGGCTGCAAGATAGCAGACTGGCTCTATCGCCGATTGCTGAAATCGGGCATGAAGCCGCAGGATGCCCGCGGCATTCTTCCTCTCGATACCTATACGGTGGTAGCTTATACCTATACCCTCAAGGAGTGGAAACATATCCTGGACCTCCGCTTCCATGAAAGTACCGGCAAGGCACATCCTAACGCCAAGGAAATAGGCTATCTGATTCATCGCATCATTACCGAGAGAATGATGGAATATGATAAGGACTTCGAGATTTAAAGGTAAAATCACTACTCACTATCTCTAACGCTCATTATGGTAAATAGAGTATTTTGCCAATTAATGCTTGGCAATAAAAAGCAAAAAATAGCAATGGGAAATAAAAACAAGAAAAAACAACAGCAGCAACACCAGATGGAGGCTATGGCAAGGCGGGATGCTAAAATCCGTCAGCTCCCTACCATCTACACCTTCAACTTCAAGGATGTGCCATCTGAAGTATACGCCAAAACCCTGGAGGCAATCTTCTCTGATCCTCAGTTTGCCGATGCCGTGCGCAACCGCAACGAACTGGTACGTGCTGCCAACCGCATACCGCAGGGCGCACCTCAGATGGCACCCCTCATCAAGGCTATCCAGGAAAAAGATGCAAAGTTGGCCAATGCCATCTATGCCCTGCTTGTGCAGGTAAATCTGCACAGTGAGATAACTTACGATTTCCTCAGTTTCGGTCATCTGTCACGCTACTACGTAGACTACAGCCAGCCGGGTATGCAGGAAAAGGTAGACCATCTGAACATTAATCTTGATAAGATCACGTTCCTCTCCGAAATGCTCGAAAACCTTCTTACCCAGGTGAAGGGCGATATGCTGGAAATCTTCAAAGGTGCCAGCGAGTTCCAGCAGTTTGATGGCGTAATGGCGAGCCTCCGTCAGTTGAGCGGTTTCTTCGATTTCGCCCGCAAGAAAGACGAGAAATCGAAAGATTACGCCCTCTACTATGAGTATGCCGACAGCATCAATAACTATATGGATAAGCGTATGCAGACCTATTCGCAGAAGTACCGCAAGCTGCACCCTACTCTTCCCGGTTTCACTGAGGAACAGATGGTAGAAGCCATCAATCTCTTCTTTGGTGAGAAAGATAAGTTCAATAAGAGCTTCATCGCCAAGACGGAATCAGGTGGCTGCTATATCGACGGCATGAAACTTATCACTAATCTCAACGAGGAGCAGACTGCCAAGCTCGATAAGCTGGTACCGCGCCCGAAGGAAGGAAACAGCATGCAGAAATACTTCCTCTACATTACCGATGCCATCATGTTAAATTACCACCTTCGGCGGTAATTTTGAGTGTTGAATGTTGAATGTTGAATTTTGAGTTGCCTCACGGTCTCAAGGGCGCTAGCCTAATTCAACATTCAACACTCAACATTCAACATTCATCAAACCATTCAACATTGTTTAAGATGCCAAATATCTATCTCCGTCTCCCAACCTCCCGCTGCCAGTTCTTCCGGCACCGCGACCCCAAGCTCACCCTGGCAAAGGATGAGCCGGTAGTGTTCAGTAACTACTCGCACGAGCACTTCATCATGCGTAACTCCCTCATCAACGCCCCAGCCCGCAGCAGCCGTATCGACCTCGGCTGTTTCTCGCAGCAGCAATGGTGCAATATGCTCACGGGCAGACACCCTGCAGGAGGCAAGGTAGTGATGCGTCGTGATGCCGGAAGCTGGCTCACCTTCCGGGAGGTTCAGCAGCTCAACGGTCGCCTGACCGATGGCAAGGGAGCCAATGATGATTACCTCTGCATCCGACTGCCCAGCGAAGTAGAGATTGTCGATACCGTTTATTCCGTAAAGCCTACCTTTACACTCGATACGCACGGCATGAGGGCGTTGGCGGTATCACTCAACAACGATTTCAAGCGAAGTCTGGTAGAATGGGCACTCTCCACCTTCGACTTCTGTACCTCTAAGGGCAGGGTTATCGCCCGCTCCCATAACGCTATGCTGGAGCGCTATCTGATGCGTTACGGTATAGAAGCCAGCGAGGAAGAGAAAGACGTGTTGCGCCGCATCATTGGCAGGTGGTTCCGCACGGAGCACTGCTTCTTCAAGAGCTATTCCTGCGTGGATATGCAGTATAAAGATAGCCGTGATAAGCCTAACCGCATTGATGAAGTGCAGTGGCTATGATTTTACACCTTATATAATAGGTGTTAATTCATGTATAAACAAAAGTTAAATAATAACTAAATCAAGGAAAAGTTATGAAATTACCTGATAGTTGCAGAGAGTTATTTCTTGACGGAGTAACCGATGCTTATTTTTATGCTGTACGGGAAAGCTCCGTTCCTATTCCCTTCAGCATACCGATGATATTGCAGATAAACGGCTGTAAGTTTGCCGGCGAAGCACTCCATGTTGCCACCAGCGAGGGCGACAATTATGTCATATCTGATGGCATCACCGCCAAGCAGACTTCTTCAGAGGGTGGCAACGGTACCGTCTTCAAGTTCGAGATTACCGCCAATATCCGTGACGGAAAGGAGAATATACCCGAAATTATCAAGAATATGCACGGAAAGGACTATTATATAGTCTTGCGTAAGCAGGATGACACGATTTGTCTCTGCCATACGCTGCCTGGTACCTTCGGTATTACCGATTCCGTGACCGCTCAGAATGATGCTGAGACCCGTAGCATTACAGCTACCTGTCAGGCGATGTCGGAGTTTATTCCGATAACGATTGCTTAATCAATCATAAATTTATAGTACTTAATTATCTTCTAGTTTTAGTAAACATATATTTCATAAGTATCGAAATTTTATATTAATTTTAGCCCTGCTGTCCGTGAGGATCGCAGGTTTTTTTGTTTTATCCGCTAGGCTAATTCAACATTCAACACTCAACTTTCAACATTTTTTTGTCCCTATACGCCCATGTATTTCCTTTACCTTTGCCCTCAGAAAATATTGAAAGGTCTTCTTTTGCTAAATAAGGTAAGGAGATTTGTATTCAGGATAACGATAACATACATTTATTTTTAAAAATTTATTACCCACATGAAAGGTCTTTATGAAATTCTGACCGAGAAGAAGTGGATGATTTCGCCTGACTTTGTTCACGGCATACGCAAGGCATTGGAGCAGAATCTGAATGCCCATGCCGTATACGAACGCCCTGCACCTACTTGCGGCTTCGTAACCGTGAATGCAGCCGATGGCTCAATCTATTACCCGGAGGAATATCAGATTTCTGAGGATGGTAAGCAGGTGAGAGGTCAGTGGGCATTGGATAGTAATAATGATGATGCTCAGAACTTCCCGTTCGTTTCTGTGCTCACCATCGATGGTCCTATCACCCGAAATGGTGGCGGTTGCTCGTATGGTTCTATTGACCATCGCAACATGATGATCAAAGCGGCCAATCATCCCCTCTGTCGCGGTCACATCTTCATCATCAACACTCCTGGTGGTTCCGCTTGGGCTAAGAACGATTATGAGCAGGCTATCAATTATGCCCGTTCGCAGGGTCAGCCAGTCATCGCCTTCGTCGACGGCATGTGTGCATCGGCAGGTATGTATCTCGCTTCTCTCTGCGATGAGCGTTACTACATGCACCCGAAGGACGAAATCGGTTGCATCGGTGTGATGGCATCTTTTTACACGCAGGCCGATGGTAGCAAAAACCAGTTTACCGATGAAACTTATCACGAGCTTTACGACCCTGAGAGTTTCGACAAGAACCGTGAGTTCCGTGATATTGCCAATGATGGCGATAGCGAGAAGTTGGTTAAGGAACTTGGCGAACTGGGTGTGGAGTTCAGAGCCGATGTGAAGAAAGCCTGTCCTGCTGCAAAGGACGAACACCTTCATGGTAAGGTATTCGATGCTGAGGAAGTAAAGGGTATTCTGATGGATGATCAGAGTGACTTCTTCTCTTGCGTAAAGCGTTGTTTTGTCCTCTACAACGGCACAGCAGAACCTATCGTCAGAAAGCCATCTGATGATGAAGACGGATCACAAGGCAGTTTGAACGAGCCATCCGATCATCCGGCACACGACCCTCAGTTGGAGCCAGACAAGGCATCTTCAGCAAAGAAAGAGAATCATCAACATACTATTCATCAAAAATCAATCAATATGGCAAATTATCCAAAGATCAACGCCGCTTGCGGTATGCAGGATGGTCAGCAGATTGAGGTAAAGGAGGAAGGCGCATTTATGAATGCCCCACTGCTCGATACCCTCGAAGCTCATCTTACATTGCAGGAGCAGGCTGTGGCTGATGCCAAGCAGAAAGCCACCACAGCAGAGCAGAGTCTTGCTGACCTTCAGGCAAAGCACGACGCACTCGCTGAAACCATCGCCCAGAAGGACGAGGAGATTAAGAACCTGAAAGAGGCAGCGGCTAAGGCCGATGATGACATCAAGGCCCTCAACGATGCCAAGGCAAAGGCTGATGAGGAGAAGGCTAAGGTAGATGAGGAGTTGAAGACTGCCCAGGCTTCACTCGCTACTGCCCAGCAGACCATCGCCGACAAGGACGCTCAGATTGCTGAGTTGAACGAGAACCCAGGCGAGGAGCCAGCACAGGGTGCTGCACCTCAGAACAATGGTGAGGGCGCAAAGGCTCAGAACCTCCGTGAGTTTGACCCATCGAAGTATAAGACCAATGCCGAGCGCAAGGCAGCTTTCGAGCGTTTCAAGCGAGGCGAGGAGTAAGCCCTCCATCATCAGGATAACACTAAGTATTCAGGTTAAAACATTCTTATTCATTTTTTAATTAGTAATTGAAATTATGGCAACACTTCCTAAAGATTTTATTGGCACTACTGCCTTGCAGCACGTAGCCGAGCAGGTAACTAAGGAAATCCTTATGGGCCCAGGTTACACCGATGCAGAGGAGATGGACCGCTTGAAGATTGACATCATCACTGGTATCCAGTTCAAGCGCACAACTCACATCTTGCTTCGTAAGGGCGGTACCACCCGTCGTAAGGATGTTCACACTAAGGTGAACAGCGAGGCGGGATTTTTGAAAGAACGTACAATCGTCTGCAAGCTTGCTTGGGACCATTATACCGATAACATCGATAAGTACTGCGAAACAGTATTCGGTACCAACGCACAGGGTCAGTACCCTCTCGCTACAGAGGCTGCTACTGCTATCCTCGCTAACTATGCCGACAACTTGACCGCTTGCTTGTGGAATGGTGACATCAGCCTTGATAAGGGTGACGAGAGCACTCCAGCTTCTGAGCAGGCTTTGGCTCTCTACGACGGTTTCCATACCTGTATCAAGCACGATATCGAGGCTGGCATCATCAGCGAGGCTAACGGCAACTTGATTCCTTGTGAGTCAATCGCAGAGCCTTCTGACAACAACGACTCTACTCCATACGATAACTTCCTGGCATGGCACATGAAGTGGGATGCTCGTCTGCGCAAGCAGAACACACTCGTTTACATGAGCGAGCAGACTGCCCAGTACATCGCTGCAGGTTACGCTAATAAGTTCCACGGCAACTTCAAGGTGGACTATGAGGTAGGCGGTAACTTCAAACTTCCAGGTCTCTCTCGTGTAACACTCTGCCCTATCGCAGACTTCGGTGAGGGTGATCGTATGTACGCTACCATCGAGAAGAACTTCGTTTATGGTGTTGATACACTTAGCAACCAGACTTACGTCGGTGTTAAGGTCGGCACTAACACAGATATGCGTGACGTGCAGTTCCAGATTCAATCAATTCAGGGAGCGTTGGCACCTCGCAATCCGTTCAAATACGCCTTTGCGATGTCAGACGGCAACCTTGCAACAGCAGAGTATGTAGCTGGTGATTACACCAATTCTAACCTTGTGGTAACAACCGCAATGGAGGATGCTTCTCCTGTTACCGATGGTAAGGTGAAGGTAAACGGTGTAGAGTACACTAAGCCAGTAGGCACAACTCCTAACCAGGTTATTACCCTGGAGGCTGAGGGCACTACCGATGTATTCTCTCACTGGAGCACTGGCAGCAAGGAGAAGAAGATTCAGTTCGCCGCTACCGGTATGAGCATGGGTATCACCGCCTTCTTCAAGAAGGGTTAACCCCCTCTCCTGCCTCCGTTCCCAGCGATTCCATCGCTGGTCCAACCGGGAAAAGGCAGTCCTCTATAAATCCTCGGCGGCGGTCGCCTGACCTGGCGGAATATGGCTTCCGCCGCCTTTTCGTTTAATCATCAAAAAAGATACAATTATGGCAGAAAATGTAACATGCCCAGAGATCAAGGATATTCTCTCCGAGAACGAATGCTTGGAGAACTTCGGTGGTCTTGGCGTAAACGTATATGTCTTTATCAAGAGTGAGCTCGCTGCCCCTCTCTCACCAGAGGTAGGTAAGAACACCTATGCAGCGCTGACAGCTGCGTCCTTCAAGAAAGGTAAGGGTCTCTACAAGTTTGAGTGCCAGGATGGCGGTCAGGGTCACACCTGGGAAAACTTGGGCTTCAGAGGGGGCTTTAAGCAGACTTTGGACTACGTTCTTGAGAGCGTAAGTGCCGCTTCTGCGTATGTGGCTCGTGGTCTCAATAACCTCAAGTGTGGTTACATCATTGAGGATGGTGACAAATCAATCATCATTTACGACAAACAGCACGACTTCAAGTATGACTCCGGTAATATTAAAGGAGACACGGGCAAAAAACCAGAAGATGATCGTATGGTCACACTGAGCGGATCTTTGAGTCCGACAGCTTACGGTCGCTATGAGATTGCCGAACCAGAAGGTGGCTGGGATTCTCTCTGCAACGGTGCAGGCACATCGGGGGAAGTGTAAGCGGAACTGACAAGAGCGATACCAATTCCGCTTCACAGCAGTCATCTAAGCGGAGCAAGCAGGTAGCATCTGTCAATGATGAAACCTCTACGCCCGGCGAAAACGATGAATAATCGCTCCCCTATCCAATGATTTCCATTGGCAATTTACTCTATAAATCAAAGCCTCGGTATTAATCCTTAGTAAAATAAGGCAAGATACCGGGGCTTTTCGCATTTAAAACTGCACATATCTTTCATTTTTTAATATCTTATCCCATAATTAGATTTTTTTATGCAAAATGCGTTTTCGCATAGAATATTTTTCTTATTTTTGCAGCATAAAATTTTAATTTATATAGTGTAACTAAAATAGTAAGAAATTATGGAGCTAAGACATTTACGTTCGTTTGTGTATGTGGCAGAGACGCTTTCTTTCAGCATCGCCGCCTCCCGATGCTTTGTCACCCAATCCGCCATCAGTCAGCACATCAAGGCTCTGGAGGATGAACTGGGATGCAAGCTGCTGATACGCACATCGCACAGCATCATGCTCACCGAGAACGGAGAGGCACTTCTGCCACGTGCCAAGGAAATACTGAAGTTGGCGGAAGACTGCAAGGAGCATATCAATGCACTCAACAACTGCATGACCGGAGAACTGCGCATCGGTGTAGGTTCCTTTATTGCACCCTATATCCGTGTGGCTGCACTTATATTCATGGAGCGATACCCTAACGTAAGAGTGAATGCCGAATTTTCCAAGGCAACGAGCCTGAACCGCCTGTTGCGAGACCACATGCTGGATCTCGCTTTTACAATGAACGAAGCCTATACCAACGAGGGCATCGAGAGCCATCCCTGCATCCCATTCAGTATTTGTGCCATCATGCAAAACACACACCCTCTTGCCAGGAATGATAAGGTAACATACGATGACCTGCTGAAGCACGGCATCATCATGCCCGATGTAGGCGAACGTGTTTTCAACACTTTTCAGCAATATTTGCAGAACGATCTCACCAAATTAAGCGTAAAGTGTATCGTCAGCGACCCCGACGAAGACCTTGCCATCATAGAAGATACTCACCTGGTTACTTTTATGCCGAAGCTGTATCTGAAGAACCATCCTACCCTTATAGCTCGTCCTATCCATGGCATAGGAGAAGAACTGATGAGCAATGCCCACTGTATGAAGGATGTACCTATGAAGCGTTCTGCACAACTCTTCCTCGACATTATCAGGGACGAAGCCATTCCGTATATCAAGGCTTTGGAAGAAACCATGTAGTTTGGTACCAAAGTACATTTGTACTTATGTACTTCTGCACGTTTGTACTTTTTCTTATCTGTCTATTAGCGTTCCTGCTTCATGATTTATCCGCAAGAACATCTAATGAAAATCACTTTTCTGTTTACTTCATTCATGTTACCTTTGCATACGATTCCGATATTGGAAGAATTTAAACACAAAAAACTATGCAGGTAAAAACGAATGATGGCAACTATGATGTTGCCAGCAAGGGATTGGGTAATACCGCCCTTGGACTTGGTATCGCAGGTTTGGCTACCAGTTTGCTGGGTGGCGGTGCATCCTTGTTTAACCTCGGTAGAGGTAACAATGGCATGACTGCCAATCCGAGTGATCCGGATGCACGCTTTGTAACCAAGAGTGAGACCAACCTTATTCAGGAGAACTCTACATTGAAGACGGAACTTGCTATCCAGAAGAGTGAGAACTATACCGACAAGAAGATGGTAGATGTTACTCAGTATCTTGACGGTAAGATTCGTCAGCTCGAAAACAAGGTGGACGCCAACAAGGATGCACAGCAGGCGGTCAACGCACAGCAGATGGCATACAATGCGGCTGCCAACGCCAATATCGACGTGCTGAAATCGCAGGTGGCTTCACTTTTGAATGTTACTAAGTTGATGATTCCATCGGGCAATGTTTGTCAGATGGGGTGTGGATGCGCTTGTAACCAGTAACCGTATTTTCGGATAAAAGGAAGAAACGATATGGATTACAAGAACTCGCAAATCCTGGCAGCGGTGGTGTCCGAATGGGCACGCCCTGCCATCTCTCAGATAGCGGCTGGCAATCTGATGCATTTGCCTATGCTCCAGTCTCTCCAGGCTACCATCGGCAGCATGGGACTGGTGAGTGGTAACTACTCTCTTCAAGCCGATATAGAACCGATGATTCAGCCTGTGGTCAATGCGCTTGTCACTCCGATGCTCGCCAAGTATTTCGGGAACATTCCCGAAGAGAGTATTCCGCAGATGGCGCACGATGTGGTAGAGCAGCTTCGCTACAAAGGACCGCTCTCTATCATGGAGGGTGTAATAACCTTTGACGAGGAGGATCTTGACGAACTCGCCGACCTTCTTCAGAAGAACCTTCCGGTAGAGAAGACTCAGGGCTATCAGGTGAAACATTAATGCGGCGGTGAAGTCGTCGCTCTATTAAAACAGAAAAGACTATGAATAAAAGAACAATTCCAGCCTGCATCATGGCTACGCTTGCAGTAGGTGCAACCGCCACTGCTCCCTATTATGATGTAAATATCACGCAGCAGCTCTGTGCTCCTTCATGCGTGGACGAGACTCCGGTTTTCAACCCTCAGTTCTCTGTAAAGAGTATTGACAACGTGGGTACTTCGCAATATCTCATAACCATTCACGTAGAGGGTGTTATCAGTTACGTGCCTTGCAACTGTGGCTCCTGCTGCACCCGCTCGCAGGTAGTAAGTCAGGATTTCACCATTCCTGTTTTCTCTGCTACGGCAATCACGAACGTTACCACATCTCTTGGCAGCGTGAAAAACCGTCTTGTCAAGGTAGCCTGCTGCTCCTGCAGCAAGACTTTCGTGTGCGATGCTCCGTTAACACTCACCATCGCATGACTATCCACCAACAAAAGAAAAGGTAAAAGACGATGAAGTATATTCAGTTGATAGATCAAGCCCGCGCTCACGGCGTGGCTACCGAGAAGAAGATGATGGAGGCGATGGAGCAGTTGAGCTGCGACCTCGCCTCCCTAGAGGAAACAAATCCGGAATTGTACTGGTGCATCCTCCGTCACCAGCACGCAGTGTTCTATGATCGTCATTACAGTGAGAAAATGGCCAACCATGATGTCTGCCATCTTGTGTACAGCAAGAAAGGTGAGAATGGCGAGTTGATAGGATCCGGGGCGCATTGGACCAAATCGCAGATAGTGAATGCCACAAAGGGCATGAAGTTCCATGATAAGGTGAACGATTGGGATAAGTATGTCGCCTTCAATGCCATGTATGCTGACCTATGCAGCGATATGACAGAAGATGAAATCATCAAGGCTGCTTATCTCTTCTATTTCCAGGATGCAGATTGGCAACCCGAAGAAGACGATTGTACCAAGATATGGGACTATATGTCCGCTCACGCTACGATGTAGTTTGTTTTGAACTAGGTAATCTGGATTTCGCACTAGCGAGTGCAAGTATTTTAAGTAAAAAGATTGGGATAACATTTTTTTGAAGCCTCTTTGCGCCTACAAAAGCCGCAGGGAGGCTTTCTTTGTCCCCATCATCTTTTTAGCATTTGCTATCTTTGCCATCAGAATAAAAACGATAAAACAGAAAAGATATGGCAAAGATTCAACCTCTTGCAGATTTCATCCTCTCCTTCGAGGGAGGTTACGTCAACCACCCCAATGACAAGGGCGGTCCTACCAACATGGGCGTAACATTGAAAACCTGGCAAACCCAAGGTTACGACAAGAACAACGATGGCCGCATAGACGCAAAGGACGTGAAGCTTATCACCAAAGCCGATGCTATCTCCATCCTTCGCCGCTGTTACTGGAACCGATGGAAAGCCGATGACATCAAAGACCAAAGCATCGCCAACATTCTGATAGATTGGGTATGGTCTAGCGGCACGCCAGGCGTAACCCTCGTACAGGCAATGCTAGGAGTAACAGCCGATGGCATCGTAGGCAGCAAGACCCTCAAAGCCCTCAATAAACAGAATCCCCAGCAGTTCTTTGAGCGCATCAAGGCTCGCCGCAAGCAGTATATTCTCGGCATCATCGCCAAGCACCCTAGCCAGCAGGTCTTCGAGGCAGGCTGGCTCCGTCGCCTCAATGCGATCAATTACGGCAGTCTCATCGCCAATGGCGGCAAGAAAATAAGTTTTTAACAAATAAATAAAGTAAAAAAAATGGCTTCTTACAATGGAAATGTTGACCTTTTGTCTCTGAATGGAGCAAAGGTCTTAGTAGGTATCGATGAGAAAAAAAAACAGCGTCCTTACGTTTGCATTCCTCTCGATGTGAACGAAATTCGAGTAGAGACATATCAAAAAGATAATGTTAACAGACAGGTGGCTAAGTTGAGAGTTCACATCGAACCTTTTAAAGATTCGTACAAGAATAAGATTCGACAGAGTAATATCGAGCGTGGCGACACCGACAAAAGTGTGCCTACCCACGAAATGCAAATATCATTTTCCACCGAGTACGTCAAGGCAGTAGCCAAAGCATTCCCGAAACTCGTAGAACAGGTAAAGGAGTATAGTAAGGAGAAAGACCCTGACATCGTAAATCAGGATTTCAACGACGAGAACTCTCACCTCTTCAAGGCAATACGTACTCGCATGAATAAGCGCATCGCCAGCCTCTATCAGCCACAGACCGCTACCCAGCAGCAGACGTATCCACAGCAAGCCTACGGAGCCGCTGGCAACGCTACCGCCTATGTACCGCCAGCAGATGGAGGCAATGATTACTCTTCAATGCCAGGTTACGATGATCCGAACAGCGACCTGCCATTCTAAAGGTTTTATTGAATGTTGAATGTTGAGTGTTGAATGTTGATTTAGGCTAGCGCCCTTGAGTCCGTGAGGCAACTCAACATTCAACATTCAACAATCAACATTAAATTTAACGCTTATGCAAGAACAAATAAATCTTACAATTCCGAAGGGCTGGAACCAATGTACTCCCTCCCAGTTGGAAGCCCTCGCTGCCATCATGCAGGAGCAGATAGCCAAAGTAGACCGCTATCACCCCTTCGATATGCAGAAGGTGAAGATAGCCGTCTTCTTCCTTTTTGCGGGGATAAGCATCAATGCCTATCCCGACCCTCGTCTGCCCCTCAATGAGCAACATTACCTGGTAAGCATAGAGCCGCAGAAGAAGAGCCTCCTGAAGAAGCTACTCTCCCTCTGCGCCCCCGTCCCCAGCGATTCTATCGCTGGTCACCCCCAGAGTAGCCATTTCCCCCTCTACCTCTGGCAGCTCAACTATTGGCTCTCCCCGAAAGCCAAGACCGATAATAAGACCTCCCCTGAGTACATCGCTCAGGGCGCAGGTCTTCTCGATTGGTTGGATGCAGATAGCGGCAACTTCCTCACCCGCTTCCCCTATCCGATTATCGGGCAGAAAGCCAAGTGGTACCGTCGTGCAAAAGCCTTCCGCGGTCCAAACATCGACCTCGATGGCTTCTCCTGGCAGCAATACCGTTTTGCCAGCGATATGATGCAGACCTATACCAAGTTGAGCAATAACCTGGTAAAGATGAAGCAGATGAATAAGTTCACCGAGGAACAACTCCAGACGCAAGCTCAGAGTGTCGCAAGTGCAAGAAACATGTTCCTTGCCACCATCTTTAACACCACCACCCAGTACGTCGATCCGACAACAGGCATCACGAAATACGATTTTCATTATGAGTCGAAGCAGTTCACCGAGAACGCAGGTTATTTCGTCAAATACCCGGAAGCCAACTGGCAGGTTATCCTCTTCTGGTGGAGCGGCATCATGCACACCCTAGCTCATCGCTACCCTCACGTATTCAAGGTGCAGAAGGTAGATAATAAAAAGCCGCAAACCCCGATGGAAATCTACACCGCCACCACCGCTACGATGCAGAAATATGCCGGCCTAACAGAAGATCAGGTCAACACCCAGTCCTATTCCCTCGTTCTCGAACATCTCGAAAGGTTGTCAAAAGAGAATGTGGAAATGGAAAAGATAAGGAGAAACAAATGATAGATGTAAAGGCATCTGTACACTTTTTTAAAAGCCTCAGTTCCCAGCGATTCTATCGCTGGTCCCTCCCCTCTTTGTCCCCTCAAAAACCATAAAAAGCCCTAATTTTACACTCAGAAAAAGAGAAAAAGCGGGCGCGCGTATATCGCCACCCTTCTCTCTTTCCTTCACATTCAGGATAACATATAAAAAAGAAACGCAAAAATGGCAAGCAAAAACAAAAACAGAGTAACTACCCTGCAGCAGCTCCAAAATCGTAGTGAGGAGCTGAAAGATGCAGGCTATGTAGCCGTTCGCCCGGATGCCTTTACACCGCTTAAAAATGGCGGCGGTAAAGTCTTCTCCTGGAACGACTACGTCCACAGCATGCTCCTTACCACAGCCGGTATGTCGGCAAGCGGTGGCGACGCAGGCGGTTCTGCAGCACGTCAGCAAGTCTCCACTATCTTTGCATCGAGTGGCGGCGAGAACCTGGGCAAACCAAAAGGCGTAGGTACCGAAGGCTTAGGCTTTATGGAATGGGGTATAGCCAACCGACTTCCAAACCTTATCTGGATGCTCTCCCGCATGTCGCCTTTTACCGCAGCAGGAGTAGATTACATCAAGAAGATACTGGTAGGTCGCGGTCCCGCAGCCAAGTATCACTACACCCAGTACGTTGGCGGTAACATCACAGAGAAATATATCCCCTACGAGAGTGCCGGAGTTTTGCTCCGAGGTCAGATAGCTGACCTGAAAGCCAAGGAAGAGGCAGCCGCCGAAGCCAAGCGCCAGAACGAGCAGCAGAACCAGAACGGGCAGTCTCAGCAGGAGGAGTCACCGATCTCTGCGGTTCAATCGCAGGTCTTATCCTCCGATGGAGGGGAAAGCGAGGAGATGAAATCTCTGAAAGAAGCTCTCCGCAAATGGGAAGAAACCAATACCCAGCTTCGTGATTTCCTGGAAAACAACGACCTGATGCAGACCTTCCTCGACCTGGCAGGAGATATGGCTCTGATGTCACAATGCTTTGTAGAGCTTCAGCTCAATCAGCGTTCCCTCGACGAGAACGGCAAGGCCGTTCCTACTGCACAGTGGACTCCGAAGGTGATCGGTCTGAAGCACCGCAGCATCTTCACCACCCGATTGGAACGCATGGACGAGAACTACCGCATCAACTATGCCTACTTGAGCAATCAATGGCTCGACCCTACCCAATACGTCGGTGTGCAGAAAGAGGAAGACCGCAAGATAGCTGCTATCCCCTATCTCCCTACCACATCGGCAGTAAAGGATTTGCAGCGCAAGATACGCGAGGCACGTCAGAAGAACGTAAGCCGCAAGAAACGCCCTACCCGCTTCATCATGTCGCCAAGAGATTTCGGCGGCCCCTACTATGCCGATGCCCTTTGGCACTCTATCTTTGCCGGCAGCATCTTCGAGTATGCCTTCACCATCGTAGATGACCGCCTTACCCGAAAGCGCAACAGCAACATCATCGGTAGAGTTATCTATATCCATCAGGACTATATCAGCAGGCTCTATCAGCAGCAGGGTGAGAAGAAAAAGAAAACCCAGGGCGAGATTCAGAACGAAATCTTTACCTCTATCAATACCTGGCTCTCTAACCCCGATAATGCGGGTCAGGCGCTCATTTCCTCTGCCTTCACGGGCAGCGATGGGAAAGAGCACAAAGCTTGGGAAATCGTAGAAATCGAAACCAAGGCAAATGATCAGGCGAATGCCGACAAAACCGAGTTGCAGGAAATAAGCAGTATTATCTTCTTTGCCATGGGTCTTGATGCAAAGCTCATTGGTAATACCCCTGGCGATACGGCATCATCGGGCGGTACCGACCTGAGAGAGCGTTTCCTGGTCAAGCAGATTCAGTTTGCCCCCTTGCAGCAGTTGATGATACGCCCGCTGGAAGTTTTGAGCCGCTTTAACGATTGGGACGAGCACCTGGTATGGCAGATAGACCGGGAGGTACTGACTACCCTCGATAACTCGAAGACCGGAGTGGCGAAACAAGAGGCCTCTTAAAGGTAAAAAAGTAAAAAAGTAAAAAGGTAAAAAGAACCTTAACCGCCTTGCGCCTCCGTCCCCAGCGATTCTATCGCTGGTCCTCTCAAAGGCGCTAGCCTCTATAAATTATAAATTATAAATTGTAAATTATAAAAAATGATACTCTTCACGAATCAAGAACTTAGGCTTCACCTCCCCAGCAATGCCGTGGACGAGGTAGCCAACCTGCAGGGTATGCTCGACAATAGCGAAAAGGACTTCTTGAAGCCTCGCCTTGGAGCATCCCTATACGACCGTCTCTGCAAGCAGTATGCGAGCCTAGACCCTTTGGTCTTCTGTGAAGCTGTTGGTGATGGTACCTACGTCAACGACCCATGGAATGAGCTTCTGCTTTATGCCCAGCGCATGATTGTGAATGATGCGATGGCGCAGAACATCGAGAAGCAAGCCCTTTCTGTGAATGGCTCCGGTATCAATGTAGCCTCCAGCAACGACTATTCAGTAGCCACCGACAAGCAGATAGCGCAGGGCAAGGAAAGCTATCGCCAGTCTGCCATGACCTCGCTCAATAACCTGCTTTCCCTCTTGGAGGGATGGGCTAAGGAAGTGAATACACCTATGCCTATCGATGCAGCGGGCGATGGTGCAGAAGGCAGCACCCCTTCAGATGGCAGTAACCAGGGTTCCCCATCAGAAGGAACCGATGAAGGAACCGATAGCGGCAAAGATGATGCAGAAGAAGCCGAGAAGAAGCAGCATGAGGCGATAGAGGAAATCGTAACCCTCTGGCAAGAAAGTAAGTACTACTATTATCATCGGGATCTGCTTTTCCCTACTTGCGAGTCTTTGCAGCCGTATCTCGATATTTACGGCAACAGAGATAAGTTCGTCCGTCTCATCCCCGATATGCTTTTTATCCAGAGTGAATATCTGGAAGAAGCATTTGGCGAAGATTTCATTCCTCGTCTCTTGCAAGCCGATGAGAACGACAAGATGCTGAAGAAGGCACGTCAGCTGGTAGCCGCCTATCTCAAGGAGCGTACATCAGTTATCAACTTCGATAAGTTGACCCGATCCACGGCGCACAATGATGCCATCACCGTAAGGGAAAGCATTCATCGGTTGCTGAAGAAAGAGGAAGCCGAGAAGCAAGCCAAACTCGATGCAGCCAAAGCTGAGAGTGCTGCAGAAGGCAGCACCCCTTCATCATCGACGAGTAACGCCTCCAGTGCTTCATCATCGGATAGCATGGACGGCAGCGAAGGTTACGACAACAACCAAAAAGGTTCTCGTATCTTCGTCACGCCAATCCTATGCTAAAAGGCTTATTTTCGGTTTAATGTCATATCAAGCGTCTTCAAAACCGCTTAATTTGACGTTTAATCGGGAATTAAGCCTAAAACAGGCAAAAAATATTCTTAATTTTCAAATAAACATCAAGGATTTATGGAAAATTTATCTTTACAGGAAATCATCAGCATCTTGAAGCCAGCTATAGGCGCAAGAATGCTTACCCAGGAACAGAAGGATGCCTATGAGCAGGGATTGTCTCTACTGGAGGGTGCAAGTAACGCACGCTCATTTATTGAGAACTCACGTAAGTTTAAAGACTATCATCGTCGTACCCGACAGATGATCGCCTATCTCAACAGCTACAGCAACTCTCAAGCTAACGCTGCATCATCTGCTACCGACAAGCGACGTGTGGGCAGACCTACCAAGCAGGAACAGATTGAGTATGCCGAACTTCAGAAAAAGAAAGCCATGGAAGAGGCGAAGCAGTCTCTCTTTCCTAATCTGAAGCCCGACACCACCGTGCAGCCGCTTACCTATAATGGTATCGTAGCCAACCCTAACGGCGAAAGTATCGCTGCTACTATGCCCAACCTGATGCAGTTGCGTCCGTTCCTCTCTACCACCCTTCAGGAGCAGGTGATCACCGTGCGTGACCTCCGCAGTGAGATGGCAAGCAAGGCGGAGCAGGCGAAGACAATGGCAGAAGCCAACGAGAAAGCTATCTCGCAGGGCAAGAGTGCCATCTACACCGAGGATGAGATTGCTGAACTCGCCACAAGAGCCGTAGAAATCGAAAGCGATATTCTTCCGGAAATCTTCAAGGCTGTAGATAGAGAGATGGGTGAGTGTTATCTGCGACTGAGTGAGAAGACAGGTGACCCTGAGTACATCGCCTACGTAAAGAAAACCTTTACCGTGGACCCTCAGACCCTCCGTACCCAGTTTAAGCCTTTCTACGAGAAGGCACAATCCCGCGACCCTCGTTTTGCCGAGCAGGTAGCCGAGAAAATTGCCAACGACCGTCCGGAAGTAAAGGCAGCACGCGATGCAGCCGCCAAGCACAAAGTAGAAGCCGATGCCCGCATCAAGTATATCCTTCGTAAGGATAAGCTATCTACCCAGACGAGAGTGAAAGGTATCAAGGAGCGCATAGACCAACTTCGTCAGGATTACTCTGACATCGTGACCGAAGAGGAGCTTTCCGGCTATGAAGCTATTCTCACCAAAACTATAGAAGAAGCCAAAGAGGATCCCGAAGCGTAGCGCTATGCGTAATGTTGAATGTTGAGTGTTGAATGTTGAATTAGGCATACGCCCTTGCGTCCGCTAGGCTAATTTAACATTCAACACTCAACATTCAACATTTTTATGTCCCCCCTAATAAGAAAAAACCTCCTATCTTTGCCCTATAAACAAAGAAGAAAAGCAATATGGCAAAGAATAAAGAAACCCCAGAACAGCGCACGCAGCGTTTCAAGACCCTTTGCGTCCATATCCTCGCCCAGAGCGGCAACTGCCAGGAATCGCAGCATGCCTTCAAAAGCACGCAGAGCATTCCCGATATGTGCGAGGCATGGCGCAAATACTGGCACGGCTTAATCACCGAGGTACCGCAGCAGGTAATCGATGCTTTCAAAGCCGTATATCCGGAGTTTAAGGCAGATATTAACCAGGGTGGTATCTTCTATAATGAAGATTCGCCCACCGGTACCGTCCTCGTAGGTGATACAGACGAGGAAATCCACCTCTACTCCTCCCGAAAGATATACGTCTTAGGCAAAGCACACGTTATCCTCCATAATGCGGCTACCGCCCTCGTGATGAATGAAGGCTGCAAAGTAGAGCTATTGGATGGCAGCAAGGCTACCATCAAGGCTGGTTACGGTATCGCCAGGAACTATGCCCACCTGGTAACTGGCAGCGAGGCAGAAAGCTACGACCAGAGTGTAGTCTTCATCACCGATGGCACCCTTCACGACCATGGGCATCAGAAAATCAATGCTTTTGGTACGGCAACCATTGATACCTTCACCGATCGCCTCATAGATTTATACGATAACGCAAAAATAGAAATCAGAAAATGAACTCACATCTTACGATATTGATAAACGACAAGCCTGTAGCGCTCCCTGATGATTTCTCAATAGATATTGAGGATCAGAACCCGGTATTCAATGATACGGAAATGTTCTCCTATCCTTTCTCTATTCCGCTGGACGGCAACCGATGGCTGGTAAAGAACATCGAAGATATTCATGCCGCCATGAAAGCCGTGAATATGGAGCACCTGCCTACTCGCATTCATGCCGACGGATTGCCTTTCCGCAGCGGTACCCTGGTTATGCAGGATGGTGAGGAGATAACCAATTCTCTCTCTATGAACATCGATGCCAGCACGCAGAGTTTCAGCGAGCTTATCAGCGACCTGCAATGCCGTGATATTCCGGTCAAAGACCAGATTATCATCGGTGAGAAAATCGGTAATGTGAGGGTGGATATAGAGAGCGACCCTGTGGTAAAGGTAAATATTTTTGTTACCGGAGGTAAGCATAAGGATGATAAGACGGAAAACCACGAAATCAGAGCCGCCCACGTAAGCGTAAGCAAGGTTCTCGAACCGCAAGCACTCGGTTTCTCTTATCCTGCCAGTTGTAAGGAATATACAAGCACATCTACCCAGCATTATAAAGGTGATGCGTATAAGCTCTCAGAGCGTTCCTATCCGCAGAACCATACAGTAAATGAGCCTACCATCGCAAATAACGGTAACTATATAAACACCGCCGCTGCCTATGGCGAAACCGATGGCGCGGGCAGGGCAGCCGCTTACTGCAACGCCCGTATCTGTTACAAACATCATGGTCTTGATGATGACAAGAAGACGGCGAGCGGTGTTATTAGTACGAAAGACTGTACCTGGACGAACGAAGACCTTTATCCTTATTGGGTATTGGATGCCAAACGTCCGCAGTCGGGTATCTGCTTCTATGTGCTTTATTTCCTCGATTGCCTCTTTGACTATCTGGGTGTAACTTTCGATAAGCGAGCCTTAATGCAGATAGAGGATTTGAAGCATCTCTGCTTCTTCACGACCGTATGCAGCTACGATACCGTCAGCTACCAGTATGACGAGGACGATCCTACAGGCGCAAAACAACCTAATCTTCACCCTCATCATGGTACTTATTATCGAAAAAACGATGCCGACGTAATCGCCAAGAAGAAGAAAGCTGGTGAAATCAAGACGGGTTATTTCCAAAGCCAGGAGCATATCAATTCATGGCTGGAAAGCCGTGGATGCGGTGGAAAGATTAATATCGTGAAAGCTGAGAATAAGGATGTGCAGGAATTGACTCTTCGCACACCAGAAGGTACCACCGAGCATGTGCAGGTAGGCGAGGTTCGCGATGATGGCGGCAAGGTTACTAGTATCAGCATCGAGGCAAAAATCAGCAAGTTCAAGGTACAGGCAAACGTGCTTAATATGGTAGCCAACAGCGGCAATTTCCCTGATGAGAGCGTAAGCACCGTAATCTCATCTCTTGAAAGTGCCTTTGGTATCAAGTTCTCGTATGATTACGAGCAGAAGAAGGTAACAGCTTATCTTACCCGTGATGTGTTGCGCAAGAGCGGTAATGAGGCAAGAACGTTTCATGCCAACATCCACTCCATGGTCCCGATGACCGAGAAGATTACAGGTGTGCGTATGCGCTATTCTGCAGAGAGTGATGCAAAAGATCAGCGTCAGAATGTACTCGATAGCCGTAGAAACAAGAACATGGGTTATTCTACCGATTATGATTACATCGATTACCCTGCGCCAGATAGTGGCGATAACTCCACCGTCTATAATCTCGACTACATCGATTTCTTCCATAATCTGAGTAGTGGAGATAAGCATTGTTATATCGACCGCAAGACTGGCAACGCTTATCGCGTAAAGGTGAATAGTGATGCAACCACGACAGCCGACTTGAAACCGGTACTCTTTGAGGTAGGTCAGTTTAAGGGTGTAGAATATGGAGATTGCAGCGATGAGAACGAAGATTTCATTCACGATATTTCGGTAGATTTTACTCCTGTTCCGTTCAATGATGTGAACTATTTCAAGGAGATAGAAGCTGCCTATGGCTCTCACGAGGCAATCGACTCCTACAACGGCAAGAAATATGGTGTAACCATCGCCGATAGTCAGCCTATCCTCTGTGCTTATGTAGATGAGGATATGGAGCATGAGTTTGTGGAGCAGATTATCAATCAGACTATCTCTACTGCTTTCTGTGATTTCTACATGCAGCAGACACTATCACTCGTAGAAAGCTACGACCCGTCGAGCACCGATGATGGCAATTCTCCGTTGCAGGATGATTCACGCTGGGGATATGCGGTTGCTTTGATGCGAGGTGGTGGTAGCGATGCTACCCGCCAGTCTTACGATTATAATTACGACCACTTCGGAACGTCCAAATGGCGTACCGTATCTGGTAAGTATGCCCTGGCATGCGATTCACTGGATATGATGGGCAATGAATTTGACTATAATGGTATTCAGGAAGGAACGGGCGAAGGTGAAAAATTCTCGCTCAAGATACGTGCTTTCAAGGAACCATCGTGGTTAAGTGTTCCGAAGTATCAAAATGTAGTACTTTGTGATAAAGATGAGGTAGATAAAAATGGTAAGGTGGTGAAGAAGGTCCGTTCCCGCGGCTTATTTGATACCTTCGTCCTCCCCTACGCCTATTTCCTTCTGAACAGAAAGAAGTTTATGGTGAGATGTACCACTACCGTAGCGCAAGTGGCCGATATACCGAACCACTGGCAGGAATGGTGGAACATAGGCGGTATGAAATGCCTCATAGACAGGGTGAATACTACCATCGATGCCAAGACGGGAATGGGAGAGGTTGAGTTAACAGTGTACGCCCTGTAAGGGCAGAAGCTCCTAGCCCAGGGCAACACCCTGGGTATATAGGATGTGGTTTATGTCGCCCTGTAAGGGCAAAAGCTTTTAAATAGAAAATATGTTTTATAACATAAAACTGAAATAAAAATGAATAAAGAAATTTTGATTACCGGAACCGGTATTCATTCTGCCCTAGGCAGAAGTACCAGAGAAGTAGCCATGAACCTCTATAAGGGTAAATGCGGATTGCATCACGACGAATGCCGCGATAAATACAATTCCGATTTATGTGGCAATGTACCTAGTTGGAAAGCAGAGTGTCTGGATATACTTACCCATGCGCAATACGAATGTATGCCTGCACATGGTTTTTATGTGCTCGATGCGGTATTCGAGGCGCTGAGGAAAGCAAAGGTCAGTAAGGAGTTTCTTGGAAACCATAATGTTTCACTTATCGTAAGTAACGACTCAGAATGTTATGAAAGCAAAGTTGTGGTCTCTCACGTAAAAAAGAACATCTCTAATCGTAGACTTCCGGTAACAACCCTCTTCCGCTCTCTCAATTCCACCATCAGCATGAACCTGGCTACTATCCTCGGTATTCATGGCCTATCGCTCACCGTAAGCGCAGCTTGTGCAGGAGGTGGCCATGCCATCGGACTGGCAAAAATGTTGCTCGATAGCAAACAGACTGAAATGGTAATTGTGATTGGTGCGCAGGAAACAACAAGTAATTATTGTATGGAGGCGTTCGATGCCCTCGGTGTCTTCTCACCCGATAAGGTTCAGCCTTTCGGAAAAGATAGAAACGGCTTGGCACCATCTGGTGGCGCAGCCTGCATCATCCTCGAACCATCGGATAGTCTTCGATTGAAAGAAGAGAAGGTGCATTCATTCGCTTCCCTTTCCGGCTATGGCTTCTCTACCAATGGAAAAGCTATCACTTCCCCTGATAGTTATCAGGAAGAAGTATCTATGCTGAATGCTATCGAGAATGCAGGTTTGGATGAAGGCATGATAGACGTAGTACTTGCTCATGCTACCGGCACACCGATGGGCGATGAAGCCGAGGCAAAGGCAATAGAGAGGATCTTCCCTATCTGTCCGAACGTAGTAGCTACAAAAGGTATGACGGGTCACGAGTGTTGGATGGCAGGTGTATCGCAAGCTGTGCAAGCCGTAATCATGTTCACTTATGGCCGTCTGTTTCATGCAGCCACTACCGAGGAGAACGCCTTCCCGAAATTGAACCTGGTGATGCGCCCTAAGTATTATTCCCCTCATCATATCCTCTGTAATGCCTTTGGCTTTGGAGGTACAAACTCCTCATTCGTTATTTCGAATGTTGAATGTTGAGTGTTGATTTAGGCTAGTGCCTTCGCGCCTCCGTTCCCAGCGATTCTATCGCTGGTCAGTTACTAATAAAAAGAAAAAAAAATGAAAAAAGAAGAAATAACCTCTCGCATTATCACCATCGTGAACAGCCTGAAAACATCATGGGTAAAGCACGAAGTAACACCTGCCTCTAATCTCCGTGACGAGGTAGAACTGGAGTCTATTGATTTCCTCGATATGATCCAGCAGGTGGAAATGATGTTCCATATAAAGATTACCCCCGAAGAGGCGAAAGATTGCAAGCTCGTTTCCGATGTAATTGCGCTCGCCGAGCGCAAAGTTAACAATTAAAAGTTTATAGTTTAAAGAGGCTAGCGCCCTCAAGCAAGAATGCCCTATAAACTATAAACTATAAATTATAAATTATTTCTTATGGCACAGAAAATCAATCTCACATCGGGTTCTGTATTTGCCGGAAACCCGATAACCTTTACCATCACCCCCTCCGTGGCTACAAAGCCATCTTTCCATCGGGTTATCGTAGAAGTGAACTTTGATGATGGTACGGGTAGTTACGAAACCAATAAGCTCACCATCCCCGTTACTACCGAGGGAAGAGATGTTTCGCTCGATATATCCTCTGCTCTCCGCATTACGCTGGATAGCTACAAGTATACCGCTACTCCATCCACCTACCCCGTGGTAAGCTGGTACATCAAAGCCTACGATGAGTATATGGATAACAACGGCGAGGTGCATGCCGGTGTAGGCGAGGTCTATTATCCAGCTGATGGCTCGAAGAATAAAGGTGAAACCAACCTTCGCTGCATAGCCGGAGCCTTCAGCGATATAGAACGATTGAAATCGGGCGTAACGAAGGCAGTCACCCTTCTCTCCTGCAAACCGACTGATGCCCACGAAATAGCCGTTGTAGGCGAGAGCTTTGTTTATCCTGTCTCCTATAGCGTAGGGCAAAACTTAGCTACCAGCAGCTCACTGACCGCCCCTGCATCTGAGGAACAGGAAATCACGAAGGAAGGTGTGCAGAGCATTCAGGGGCACCCTATCTATGCTCAACCATCCTCTGAAGCTGAAGACCGTACCACCTTCCGTTTCATTAACCGCTTCGGTTGTCTGGAGAGTATCAGCGTGCCGAAATCCTACTCTCAGAAGATGAGTGTCGAGAGTACGCAATATACGAAAGCTATTCAGGAAACCTTCAACGAGTTCTCCCGTTCGGCTATTCGGAAGCAGAATGATTTTGAAAGTTGGCTCTATCAGAGCGACCCGCTTACCAAGGCATGGCAGCAGTGGTATCTCCATGAGTTCCTGATGTCTGAGCACGTATGGCTGAAAGCCAATGATGCCTGGCTTCCTTGCACCATCAGTCTTGAAGACGAGATAACCATCAAGGACGAAACCAATAAGAATATGTATTCCGTTTCCTTTACTGCCAAGCTCGGTATCAACGGCGACCCCTTCGCCATTTAAAGGTAAAAAGGTAAAAGAGTAAAAAGGTAAAAAGAACCTTAACCGCCTTGCGCCTCCGTTCCCAGCGATTCTATCGCTGGTTCTTACCCCGCTAGGCTTTTTTACCTTTTTACCTTTTTACTCTTTTACCTTTTCTTTTTGTCCCCACTAAAAAAGCGAAAACCTTTATCTTTGCCTTATAAATAAATAAAAATCCAAACAAAAAAATGGCAACAGAAGCAAAAAATACAAATTATTGGATCTCGAGCACTGCGCTCTCTATCCAGCTAAATTCGATGGGAGAGCCTAACTACATCCAGTGTAGTGTAGTATCGGGCGCTTCGCTCCTCTGCTATATGAGCGATGTGCCTGGCTTGGGCTATGATGCCGGTCACAACTATCAGCGCTGGACGCTTGCTGCCTACCCTTCTATCTTCCCCAATAGCGAACGGAAGTATGTGTATATCGCCATTCCCCGACAGTCTACCACCGATAATAACCAGGCTACCGTCGTGTTCCCTGGTGAGAAGATAGATATATACGGTAAGACTATTCCATCTTCCGGAACTGAAGGTGTGCAGATAGGTAACGAGGCTTATTACTATATCTTTACAGGCGGTATCATATCTGCTGTAAAGACCGATGCCGACAATACCAGAAAGCGAGAATGGGAACAGCATTTTGATTGCGGTAAACTGGCTACCGACGAGGCTATAGCCAGTGGTGGAGAAGGCGCATGGTGGCGGTATAATTCCGTATCAGATACCATCACCTTCCTCAAGGAGATTCTGAAGGCAAACTTTAATGAATTGTCGGCAAATGTAGCTCGCGTAACCAGTCTTTTCCTGGGTGGGCATAAACTGAAGGGCGTTGCTGACAGTAACGGCACCCTGGAAACAAGCAATGATACCGTTGTTACCCCTCAGTATCTCGGTCAGTTTGGGGTGAAGCATTTCCTTGCCAAGGATAAGGATGATACGGCCCATGGCACTATCACTTGGGAGAAGGTGCAGAAGTTCTTTAGTGGATTGCTTATCGGTAACTCCAACAATGAGAACGGAGGCTCGTGGACTACAGATGCAGAAGGTCGTTCGCATCTCATCACAGATTACTTGGAGGTAAGAATGAAAGCTATCTTCGAGGAGCTGGTCATCAATAAAACATCCACCATCGGCGGTAAGGAGATTATCTCTCCTGCTGGTGGTGTGGTGGCTCATAAGGTAGAAGAGGTTACTGTGACATACAATAATGTGTCACAGAAGGCTTATCGCTGCTATTTCTTAGCAGAGCAGGAAGGCGATTCTGTAGATAATGATTTCGCTGTTAACGATCAGGTGCGCTCGGAATCATTCAATGTACGCAAGGGCACTTACCACAAAGTTGGCAATCACTTCTATTGGCGATTGGTAATCGGTCGTGATGAAGACCCTGTAGAGCTGGAAGGAAAGAAATATCATTATATCGACCTCTCTGATACAGATTGCGCTACGGCAAGCGATGTTCCTGCTAAAGGTGATGTGCTCAACCAGTGCGGTAACAGAACCGATGTAGAACGTCAGAACTGCCTTATCTTTTCGGCAGTAGATAACTATTCGCCATCCATCAGCCTCTATCACGGCATCAACAGCTATTCCTTTGCCAATAGGGAGTACGTGGAATATGGTGTGAATAAGCAGAATAACAAGGCATTCTTCAACGTCTATGGTGATATGTATGTAGGCGACCGACCTACTAAGGAGAATGGCTATGAGGGTAGCAGCTACATCAAGTATG